ATCCGGTCAAGGAGAAGAAAGCGGAGCTACAGGGCATCAGTCCCACCACGTATCTGCAAAGGCCCGAAGATGTCGATTACGAAATCTACGAGTGCTATTGCGAACTGGATATCGGCGGTTTTGAGCACAAGAAGAACGGCAAGGAGACCGGGCTTAGGCTTCCTTGGGTGGTCACGCTACACAAGGACAGCCGAAAAATCCTCTCGGTACGCCGTAACTGGCGTCAAGACGACGAGATGTGCATTGCCAAGCAGTACTTCGTGGACTTCGCCTTTGTTCGCGCCCTTGGCTTTTATGGCATTGGCCTTATCCATATACTGGGTAATACGACGACTGCCTTAACCGCAGCATGGCGTATCCAGCTTGACGCTGGCATGTTTTCGTCCTTCCCCGGTTTCGTCTACGCCAAGCAGTTTGGAAGGCAGCTTACCAACCAGTTCCGTATTCCTCCCGGCGGCGGCATCCCACTCGATACAGGAAGCCTGAAGATATCAGATGCTGTGATGCCCTTGCCCTACAAGGAGCCGGGGTCCGCTTTCATGCAGCTAACCCAGAATATCGAGCAATTGGGTGCCCGTGTCGGCGGTACCGCTGAAATGAACGTCGGCGAAGGCAATCAGGAGGCTCCAGTAGGCACGACGCTGGCCCTGATCGAGCAGGCGACCAAGATGATGGATGCCGTTCACAAGCGGCTGACATCGGCCCAAGCCAAGGAATTCAAGCTGCTGAAGGAGCGTTTCAAGGAGGACCCGGAGGCTTTCTGGCGGCATAATGCCCATCCGACTATTCCTTGGCAGAAAGGCCAGTTCATTGCCGCGCTGAAGAACGCCAATCTGATCCCGGTGGCCGATCCTAATAACCCGACCAGCATGCACCGGATCGCCAAGGCAGTCGTGATCAAGACCCTGCAAAGCGCTGCCCCTGACCTGTATGATCCGATAGCGGTGGATACGAGGATTATGCGGATAGCCGGGATTGATCCGGAAGGACTGTTCAAGCAGATCCCGACACCTCCGCCGCCCAATCCGAGCCTGATCGCAGCCCAAGCCAAGGCACAATCTACCCAGCAGCAGGCCCAGATGCAGCTACTGGAACTGCAGTTGAAGCGGGAACTGCAGATGATGCAGTCTCAGGACAAGCAGCAGGATCGTATGTCCCGGGAGAAACAGGAACAATACAAGATCGCGCTGGAGCGGCTTCGTATCCAGAACGAGCAGATCATCCATGGGCAGGAAGTCCATAACGATGCCGTGGGCGATACTGTCAAGATGCTGCTGCAGCACCATCTGGACCGGCAGCAGTCCGAGCACGAGCGGCAACTAGACGCCGAAAACAAGATGACTGAGCAGGCCTTTAAGGCTGGCGGCATGGTCATGGATATGCAGCACGAGCATATCAAGCAGCGGCATGAGATGATGCGGGACCGGGAGCGTCATGAGCACGATATGCAGATAGCCCGGGAAGAACATGATCAGGATATGCAGCTAGAACAACACAGGCACCATGCCGAGCTGGAGCACAAACAGGAAATGGACCGGCTGGAAATGAAGCACGATCAGACCCAAGACAAGGCGGAGATGAAGCACAAGACCAAGGAATTGGGTCACAAGGACAAGGAACTGGAGCACAAGAAGGCCGAACTCAAGAGCAAGGAAAAGATCGCCAAGATTGGCGCCGATGCCCAAGTGAAGGCAGCCAAGTCAAAACCCAAACCAAAACCGGCGGCGAAGAAGAAATGAGGACAAACCTCGTTCTCTTGAAGGACTTTCTTCCTCCATATAAGGTTGGAGACAGGGTACAATTGAAATCAGGCAGCCCGTCGCTGACGGTAACCCACTGTGAAGGCGGCCAGATCGAGGTGGTATGGTTTGAGAAGACCGAACGGCACCAATGCGTTCTTCCTGCTGCAGCTTTAAGGAAAATCAGAGATGCACCCTAATTTTAAGGAAATTAAGAAATCCCGCACCGCCAAGCATCATATGCTTGGTATTCAGGGCGAGCACCCGGAAACCAAGGCCGAGCGCATAGCCTGTACCCGGAAAGAACGAGACAAGGTCAAGCCTGCCGAGATGCCTCACCCTGAAACCCTGAAGGATCACTAGGATGCACCCGCACGCCAAGGATGCCCGACGCACCGGTCGCGAGAAGATGAAGTCCATGGGCAGGACCGGCAATCTCGATATTTCCAAAATGAATTCCGTTGGCGAGAACATGGCCGGTGGTATCCGGGAAAGCTCTGCCAGCATGCAGCATAGGCATAAATCCGGCGCTTCCGGCATGAAGCGGGGCGGCAGGTTCGGTAAACACCGGTCCAAGACCAAGCCGGATATGGCCGCCCTTATGGCAGCGGCACCTTCGGATGCTGCCGCGCCGCCTCCGGGCGCTGGGGCGGCTCCCGGAGCAGGACCGCCGATGCCTCCGCAGGGACCGGTACCGCCTCCGATGCAGAAGCACGGCGGCAGGACCAAGTATCAGGCTGGTGGCGCAGCCGACGATGATGAGCAGGGGCCGGTAACGCCACTGCCGCCTAGCCCGTTTGAGGAAATCAAGGGCAGCAAGAAGCGCATTAAGGTTCCCAAAGGGCCTACGCCGGTACCCCCTGTTGAGATGAAGCGCGGTGGTCGCCATAGCGATGCCAAGGAAGATAGAAAGATCGTCAAGGGCATGGTCAAGGGAAGTGCGCTCAAGAAATACGCCCGTGGCGGCGGTGTCAGCACGATCCCCGAGAAATTGCCGATGGCTGGCCACAATATCCATGGCGGCGGCGAAACCGGTGAAGGCAGGCTTGAGAAGGCCCATACCAGCAGGCGCTGATGGAAACGCTGTTTGAGAAGCTTCTGCTGAAAACAATTCGGGAATTATGGTCTAGCCGGGTCGAGACATTGACCGGCAATGGCGTCGATAATTTCTCCGACTATAAATATAATCTTGGCTATCTGAGGGCTTTACGGGATATAGAGGATTCCTGTGACGCCATCAGAGAGGAAATAAATAAATGAGCCTCGTCGCCGCCAAGAACACCAAGATCATCAGCGAGAGCCAAGACCCAAAACAGGCTATTCTGGATTGTATCGGCGATCTCTCGCATATCGAGATATTCCATAACCAGATATTGGTAGGCACCTATGTCAGGCCCAATATTACCAAGGGTGGTATCCTAAGACCTGATATCAATGTAAAAGAGGATGAATATCAGGGAAAGGTCGGATTAGTTCTCAAGAAAGGACCCGCTGCTTTTGTCAGCAATGACGACGGAGATTTTCTTGGACAGAACGTGGAGGTAGGAAATTGGGTAGTCTACCGCATAGGCGATGGCTGGCCTTTGACCGTCAGGGACACCGCCTGCCGCATTCTGACTGACAGGACTATCCGGATGCGTATCCAAGACCCCAGCGATATCTTTTGAGGTGCAATCATGCCCCGTATTCGCCCCTTAAGGACCAAGGAAGAGATAGCCAAGGTTCCGCAGGACCAGCCGGTGACCATTGCCTTGGAGCCGGAAGGTACTGTCGAGATAGAGACACCCGAGAAAGAGACGACCGAACCCCAGAAGAAAGAGAAGAGAGTACGTGAAGTACCTGAAGTACGTGAAAATCAGGAAGTAATGTCCCTGAAACGTCAACTTGAGGATATGCAGAAAGCTTCAGACCTGCAGAGAATACAAGCCCACGAAGCAATCCAAGAAGCCAATCGCCGGGCACAGGAGAACGAGCAGCGGTTTTACAATTCCTATGCTCAGGCACAGGATGCCGAGTATCAGGCAATCCTGAATGCCATCGGTGCGGCTGAAGGAGAAGCGGAGGGTGCCCAAGAACTCATTGCCAGAGCATCCGAGGCCAGCGACCCCAAAGCTGTTGCGGAAGCGAGCCGTAAGCTTGCTAGGGCTGAAAGCCGCCTTGCTCAACTTGAGGACGGCAAAGCTGCGCTGGAGGCTCAAAAAACTCGCGAAGCTGCACAAGCAAAGGCGTATCGCGAGCAACAGCGGGAACAGCCCAAGCAGCAGCCGCAGCCTCAGTCCCCGGAGCAGTACATAGACCAGATGCCTAACCTGCTGCCTAGCCAGAGAGACTGGCTGAAGGCGCACCCGGAGACCATTACCAATACCAATAAGAACTTAAGACTGCAGGGTGCTCATGCCGAGGCGGTAGACTTGAACATGAAACCCGGCACGCAGAAGTATTTCGATCATCTGGAAATGAGGATGGGCTATGGCAAACCTTCGCAAGAAGAAGGAGAGGAAGACATGGAAGACGAAAGCTCCCAAATCGTGTCGGCCCCTCCATCCCGGCAAGCTACCAGTCCGACTGGTAAATCGACCACGACAAAGATCACGCTGACCCCGGAACAGAGGGAGGTCGCCAGACTTTCAGGCATTTCCGAGATCGACTACGCCAGAGGCCTGCAGCGGCTTAACGACATGAAGGCCAACGGAGGCTACCAATAAAATAATAGGAGTCGATCATGCCCAGAGGCAGGCCACCCGGAAGTAAAAACAAGGAAAAGGCTCCCCCGGTGCGGGTTGAGCCGGAAAAGACCGTCCTCCAGCAGAATATCGAGGACGAAAACAACATGCTTTATATTCCTCCGGAGATCATCCCGGATGGCATGCGCTACAACTGGAAGACTCTATCGGTCTTGGGACAGCCACAAACCCGCAGATACGGACGCTTCCAGATGACAGGATGGACCCCGGTCCCGGCTTCCCGCCATCCCGGTATGTTTACGCCAAAGGGGTACGAGGGCGAGATCGAGTACGATGGATTGATCCTGATGGAGAAGTCGGAAGAGGAATGTCAGCGGGTTGAAGCGCGGGAATACGCCAAAGCCCGCAGTCAGGTGCAGGCCAAGGAGCAGCAGTTGCGCGGTGGCGATGTGCAGGGCATGGCATTCGATACCCAGCATCCATCTGCCAGACAGGCAAGGAAGGTATCCAAGAGTTACGAACGCTTCGACGTTCCTGAAAAATAAGGCTAAAATTGACTTTTACATAGTTTAGACATAAAAATACCCCAATTAAGGCCGCGCTGGCCTTACTCCCTCCGTCACGCGCTGTGATGGCCCCTAACCAACCCTTTGCAAGGGTTAGAGGAGCTATCACATGGCCAATACAATCGCACCTTATGGTTTTCGTCAGTGGCGCCGCATGGACGGCGGAGCGCCGACTGCTGGCTTTGAAACGCTGACGATCATGTCTTCGGACACCAGCGTCATCTTTACCGGCGATCCCGTCATTACGCTTTCGTCAGGCCCGGCAACCGGCGCTGCCGGTTTTGCTCCCTATGTGACCGGCGTTAGCTCAGGTCTGTCACAGGTGCGCGGCATCTTTATGGGCTGCGAATACTATAACAATACCGTCAATCGCAAGGTCTGGTCACCGTATTTCCCCGGATCGGTTGCGACTTCGTCCGGCACTGCCGACGTGCAGGCATGGATTTGTACCGATCCAGAGATGCTTTATACGGTACAGGTTTCCTGTTCCGTACTTAATTCCAGTCAGGTCGGTCTGAATGTTGGCTACTTTTCTACTTCAGCCACCGCTGGAAATGTCACCACTGGTGTCTCCGGTATTGTTCTGGCTTCTACCTCTACAGTTACCACCAACACCCTTCCGTTCCGTTTCGTGGACTTCTACTCCAATTGGGCGCCTCCGGGGTCCAACGGGACGGATAACACGACTGCCGGTCAGATTGTGATCGTCGCTCCCAATAACTTTGATCGACTTCAGCTAACTGGCATTTAATAGGAGTTAACCTATGCCCGTCGCACTCGCCCAAATCCGCGACCTTCTTCTTCCCGGGCTTTGGGGAATATCTGGCAAGTATGAGCAGATCGAGCGCCAATGGCCCAAGCTTTTCAAGACTACGGAAAGCAAGATGGCGCTGGAGCGTCGGGCTTCGATGCGCTATCTGGGTCTCGCCCAGCTTAAGCAGGAAGGTGGTGTTACCGCCTTCGACAATGCCGCTGGCGAGCGCTATGTCTATAACCAAGAGCACAATGAAATCGGCCTTGGTTACGCCATTACCAGAAAAGCCATCGATGATAATTTGTACAAGGCGGAATTCGGCCCCTCCAATGATGGCCTAATGGCGTCCTTCCAGCAGACGGAAGAAATCTACGGCGCTAATATCTTCAATACCGGAACCGTAGCTAATGCCAATGTCGGCGGTGATGGTGTCGCCCTCTTCGCTACCAACCATCCCATTGACGGCAATACCATCGCTAACCGGCCTCCGGTAGATACCGATCTGAATGAAACCTCGCTTCTCGATGCGGCAATCACGGTCAGATCGACTTGGCGCGACAATGCGGGCCTGAAGATTTATGCAAGAGGCCGCAAGGCGGTGATTCCGACACAATTGGAACCGGTCTGCCTGCGCCTGTTCCGGTCAGAACTGAGGCCGGGAACGGCAGCCAACGATGTCAATGCCATCCTTGGCATGAATGAAAGCTTCAAGGAAGGCTTTATCATCAATGACTATTTGACCAACCAGTACGCTTGGTTCTTGCTAACAAACGTGGATGGCCTGATCTTCATGAACCGCATTCCATTCGAGATGGATATGTCGGTTGAATTCACTACTGATAACCTTCTGGTCAAGGGTTACCAGCGCTATAGCTTCGGTTATTATGACTGGCGTGCCGTCTGGGGCACGATGCCTGCTTCGTAAGGGAGATAGATAATGGCACACAGGCACCACAAGCAAGGCAAGAGCCAGACTTCTCACGGCCATCACCACAAGAGTACCGGCACACATTACGAGGGTCATGCTTCACAGGTGACCGAAGGCGGCGCCCATGGCGACGCCTATTCCGGGGGTAGTTCGGAGACCGCCAAGGAAGCCCGCTCCACCAAGAACGATTTCAAGAAGGGCGGCAAGGTCCACGGCAAGAAGGGCAAGCACCACCATGGCAAGCACAAGTTTGCCAGAGGCGGGCGGTCGCCATTCTCTTCGGCTCATGTAAAGACCAACGGGGACGCCTGATATCATGGTCACATTCCATGGCAAGATTGCTCCGATCTTCCAGCCATTGAATGTTGGCCTTAGCAGCAGTCTGGCAGTAAGGTATGAACATACGTCAATCAAGCAGGGCGCAGGAGCGCAATGTACCGTGTTAAGCAGTCTTAATCAGGTCGAAATCCAGACGTGGATCGTTATCCAGAGGTAGGGAGTTAAAAATGGCTATCGTCGTCACTCTAAGCTCTGTTGGCGTATCCCCGGGCCTGCCGTGCAGCGGTTCGGCAAGGACGACCATGGTGCAGGTAACCACTATCGGCGCTCCAACCCTTACCGATTTTACGATCCAATGCACGCTGGATGATCTGCAGCGAAGCCCTAACCCGGCATGGACCAATGTTTCCACGTCGCATTACGCTGCTGGTGTTGATGGCGTCAGCGTAACTTTGCTCAGCCCGGTTGCGGGTTTGAGGCTTTCTTCCACGGCTGGCACTTATACCGCAGGCACCAACTACCTGATCATGAAGAAGCTGGAGAGTGCCTACTAAATGGCTAAAAACTGGATCAAGGGAGCCATAAAACATCCCGGGGCTTTGCATTCTAGTCTGGGTGTGCCACAGGGGCAGAAGATACCTGCGTCAAAGCTGGCTAAGGCTACTCATTCGAGTAATCCGACGACACGCCGCCGAGCCAACTTGGCAAAAACCCTGAAAGGCTTCCACAGCAAATAAGGGGAGCCTTCCGTGGCGGGTTATACCTTCTATACCACAACGACCGGTCTATCGAGTACCTTCAACTCATCCTTGGGGCCGCCAGCAAAACTCACTGCGGGTGGTAACAGCTATTGGAACGGTTCGGTCTATTTCCCGGATATTATGCGCAATCCGTTCAACATGAGCGTTAGCTGCATCGTCAATTCAACGGGGACACAGACCTATAACGTCGAACATACTTTCGACAATACAACGCTTCCGACTTTCCTTACGTCTGCTGCAAACTGGTTTCCCAATTCCGGCATTACTGCGGCGACTTCCAGCGTTACCGGTAATTATGCCTATCCAGTCAGGGCAATCCGGCTGAATGTAACGGCAGGAGCCTCCCAAGGCACTGTCCAGATGACCTTAATTCAGGCCTAAAAGATGGCGGTCGGCGGCGGCGATGTATCAACGCTCTATTACATGCGCTGGGTGCCATACACTGGACCGCCGCAATCCTTCGTCAATCAGGATGTAACCCGGGACGGCGACTGGACCATGGTCGCCAACAAGAATACTAGCGACCGGCCATCACCTCAGATCAGCGGAGCCGAAGAGGATTTATTACCGCCTTGGACCCCGGCAACTTCAAGCAACCGGGCTACCTATACGGTCTATAACGAATGGACCTTGAATCAGTCTGGTTGGGTAGATCAATATGGCGCCGATATTCTTTCTGCCAATCTGAATGCGACCCATATTCTCACATTGCAGGTTAATGGCGTAATCAAGGATACCTTTACCACTACACCAAATGCAGCGGCCATATATTGGCACAATATTACCCCGATAGTCGTGTCCAGCGGCGCAGTAATCCGGGTTACGCTGCAGGTACAGCTTCTTGGCAATAACAACATGGCATGGTTGTCACAGGCGACCCTGTTCGCAACGCCACCGATCTACTGTTCGTTGGCGCAGGGATCGAAAGACGGCGGTGTAGCCGATGCGACCGGATATGGCTGTCATGTCATGTTTATCCCCGGAACGGCTTCTGCGGACTGGGATATCTTGGCTTACGGCGGTCAGGTGGGATGAATGCCGATTGTCTACAGTCAAGCCGCTATCAATGCCCGGCTGATGGCAGTCGTCAGCACGATAGATGCCGGGGCGGGACCCGGTATTATGGATATCTTCACCTCAAGTTCTGCCTTGGCAGCAAGCATACCGCTTGCTAAACCTTCAGGCAGCGCATCTGGAGGCGTCCTTACTTTCTTTACACCGCAGGCCGGGACTACGCTGGCCAATGGTGTTGCCGCAACTGCCAATATTCAGGACAGCAGCGGCAATCCGGTGGTGTCGGGGCTGACGGTAGGAAACTCCAGCGCATATGACGTGATCCTGAATGAGCCAAATATCAATACAGGCCAGATCATCACCCTGACTTCGGCCATCATTATCGGGAGCTAACCTTGCCCAAGATCACCCCCACAGGAACCGATCTCCTGAAAGAGAAACATATCAGAGGCAATGGAGGAGCACCTATCCCGCCTCCCCTTCTTGAGATTGACAGAAATCCGCAGATCGAAAACAAACCGCAAGATGCAAGAATTATCTCCCCTAATCCTGAGATCAAGGTTCCCTTGAAGATCGCCATCCTCGGCACGGCACCATCTTCAAAGATGCTGGCACCGTACAACGACCCCACATGGCAGATATGGTCCTGTTCCCCCGGCAATCAGGACATCCCACGCTGGGATGTATGGTTCGAAATCCACTCCAACCTGTTATGGCCTGAATGCGCTTCCTACGGCGCTCCCTATGTCGAATGGCTGAAGAAGCAGACCAAGCCGATCTACATGCAGGATAACGGCCTTGTGCCAAATGCGACAAGACTACCGATTGAAGACTTGGTCAAGGACTTCGGGCGGTATTTCTTTACTTCCAGCTTCACCTACATGATTGCCATGGCCATCAAGGCTGGTGCCACCGATATTGCCCTGTTCGGCATCGATATGGCCAGCAAGAACGAGTACATCCTGCAGCGCCCCGGCGGTCATTATTTCATGCAGAAAGCCGCAGAGAAGGGGATCAAGGTTAGCGTGCCCTATGAGAGCGACCTTGCCCAGCCTCCCCCGCTTTATGGCTATTCCGATTCCACTCCATATGGTCGCAAGGTCTCGATGCGGGAGCAGGAGCTGACCAACCGGATCAACCAGTTGGAAATCGAGCGAGCCAAGATGACCGAGAACATCACTTACCTGAAAGGCGCTTTGGAAGACAACGATTATCACAAGAGTATCTGGGGCGGTGTCGAAATAGCGTTCGGACCGCTGCAAACACCCCATAATTTGTAATTAGCACTACCGTCTGATATTGTGGCCGAAATACGGCTGAAGTGCCACCAGTAGCGAGGGTAAAATGGCAAACTACAGCATTACGAATTCTACCCAGTTTGGCACCCAGCAGCCAACCAGCGCGTCATATGTCTCCCTGATAAGCGTAGCTGCCTCGACAGCCGGTGGCGGAACCAATACAGGCCTTCGCAGGGGCAAGCTTTATGACCTCTTGGTAGGTACCAATGGTGCCCCTGCTGATAACGCTATAGAATGGGCAATCCATCGCGTCACCAATACTACTCAAGCCTATGCCGGTAACATATCCTCAGTCTCCAGTTATTTTGCCCTCGATCCCGCAGACGGTGGCTTTGCCGCCAACGCCACTGCCGTTGCTTCTGGCAACTCTTCCACGGCCTATGCCTTCTTTGGTACGGCAAACGTCGCTTGGTATGTCGGCGTCAACCAGCGTGCCAGCTATCGCTGGGTAGCTGCTCCCGGCTCTGAAATAGTCTATCCGGCAGTATCTTCTGCCAGCGGTGGCAATGGGCTTGTCCTGTCAGTCAGGTCTGCTGCCTATACCGGTACCACAACCGGAACGGTATTGTTCCAAGAACAGTAAATCTAGGGTTGTATTCTATATCTGGTATTTCTTCCGGCGCTATGTATTGCTTCGACAGGAATTGGTTCATATCGTCTAGGATAACCGGGTCTATTTAATTTTCGTAGCTGATCATGAATGGCTATCCGAGTGTCCCAATCATCTTGGGACGTTCTTGAACCTATTTTCCCCACTGTAGAAAGATATTGCAGGCCAAGGAGTACAGGCTGCCTTTTTACGACTACAAAAGGCTCAATGAATTGAAGAAATTTGATTTGAGCATTCTTACCGGTTAACTTCCAAGCCCAAACCGGTTGCCAATTTGGATTAGTTCTTTTGTTAAGATACATATCTCCACCAAACTCCTGTTTTATCAATTCTAGGATCGGCTTATGCGTATTGGCAATGCCAACAACCGCCCTAAAACCAAAGGTTTTTTTGGTAGGGTCACTTTTCCAAATTCGTTTTCTCACGTAGCAAATGGAAACCATTCCTTCGCCGTCAAAAAACCCGGCAAGATACTGAGGTGAGAGCATGTGGTTAAATCCTCAGGGTTACGGCCATACATTTGATGTATATGGGACGGTTGATGAAGTTCACACTATGACTTGTTATCATTGCAATACTGCAGTTCAAGTAAGGCCAAAATGTGACCCCGCCGATCTGGGCGGCCTCTGCAAGGTCTGCATGAAGCTGATTTGTCCGTCCTGTGTCGGGGGTCCCTGCTTGCCCTTTGAGAAAAAGCTGGAAATAATGGAAGCCAAAGACAGGGCTTTGCGCTCCTATGGCCTATTATGACGAACTTAAAGCGGCATGGAATGGTACCACCCAGCCTCCGACAGGGGTGACCGGGCAACCTCTGTTATCAACCGATACCACCGACCAGAAGCTTGCCAAGGTCAATGCGTGGACGGTTACGGGTGCCGTTCCTACTACTGTCTATCTAACATCGGACCAGATTGCCAACTGCATCGTTTACTCGGAATTCAAGGCACTGCAATCGGCACAGGAAAGCAATGTTCTAAACCTGCTAAACATTCCTACCGGGGCGGCTGGAGGATTGGTCGGAGGCACCGCCAATACCACTCTGCTGGCATTCGGCATGATACTGGATTTGTTCCCGGCGGGGAGCGGAACAAGGCAAAACCTGAATGCTCTGGTTCGTGGCAACACATACACATGGTGTCAGGATAATTCCTATCCGTATTTCAATGCCACACAGGGTAATCTTTCCAGAGGTGATACCGATGCGGCAGGACTAGTCTGATGCCTACCAACTTTCTTTATACCACTCCCGGATCAAGTGCTGGCTATATACCGGCAACCGGACCTGTTACGATCATTTCCTCTGAATTGACCAGCTTGGCATCAAGCGGCACGGCAACCAGTGCGGCAACCTATACATCAACTGGCAGTTTTTCTCAGGCTATCTGGTCCGATGTTTTTGTCCATTGGGGAGGCTCCATAACCCCTACTCCCGGTGGATATATTTCCGGGTGGTTTACTCGTAGTCCGGACGGGGGTGGCAGTTTCGAAACAACCGGCTCAGCCATACCTATGCCGCGTTCACCGGATTTCATTATTCCGCTTTCAACTACCGGCTATGTGAGCAGCGGTGTAGCTTTTGCTTCCGGCATAGTTCGTATGCCATTCAGCCCCTGCAAGATATTTATCCAGAACAACAGCGGGTCCACGTTCCCGTCTTCCGCAACGGCCTATACCTATATCGGCCTTGGACCGGATGCGATCCAATACTAGGAGGGCGGGATGCAACTCTCCCTTCCTTGGCGGCGCGGGCAGGTCAGACCATTTACCAGTATTCCAAGGATCAATTGGAGCCATCCGCTGGCCAATGATTTGGTGCTTTACGCCTATGATACCGGCGTTGGCCTGATATACGATCTTTATTCCGGAACTGTCTTTCAATCTCAGGGTACGACCACTCACCGGGGAATTCAGGGTTCTGCATGGGGTCCATCAACCTACTGGATAGGTGGAGGTAATGAAGGCGCATTTACTCCACCCGGTCTTACAACCAAATCCATTACGCCCGGGTTCAGTTTCGGGACAGGCGTTATCCTGAATAACGCAGGTACTTCCTTTGCTCCATTTTTTGCAGATAACGTCAATGGCGGGTCTTCTGCTCCCTATCACAACTGGGAAATTCAGACTGGTCCATCCGGGAGTCCGCTAATTCGTGCAGCGTGGAATTCCAACGGCTCCAGTGAACAGACTACGTCTACTTATTCAATTACGCAGGGCGTCTATCAGAGTGGTGTCTGCTGTCTGAAGGGTACGGCATCGTCGTTGAATTACTTCTTTTACGTCAATGGAATTCAGGCTGAAACCGGCAGCGGGACTTGGGCCTATACCAGTTCTGGCGAACAGACCAACATTGCCTGCAATTCGGGAGCGAACGTACAGATTACGGGACAGGTGTTCTGGGGAGGCTTGTGGGACAGGGCTTTGACTGCAGCGGAAGTGGCAGTTTTGCATCAGGACCCCTACTGTTTCCTCTGGTACCCGGAAGATGATCTTTTCGCTACCGTCTTGGTAGGAGTTGCTGGCCCGGCACCGCCATCTGCCTTCGTATTCAGTGTGCTACAGTCCACCACTTGGCGCCAGACGGATATGGAGGCCTATTGATGGCCTATACGCCGTTGATCGTAAGGAAGGGCAGACGATGAACATGTGGGGATTATGGTCAGTACCAGTGATTACTCCGTCGTTTGGGCAGGCCGGATCAGCCCTTGCCATGTCCTCACAGGCTGCCACCTTTCTTGCCAGAGCCACCGGCGTCACTACCGGAACTGATATCTCCAACTATAACAACCTGATTACCGGTCTAGTCAGCGACGGCGTTTGGTCTAAATTGGATGCTCTATATATTTTTGCGGCTCCTAATCGCGCCACGGCTCTTCTGAACTTGGTACAAAACACCTATAACTGTGTTGAGAACGGTACCGTCAGTTTCGCCGCCTATCAGGGCTATACCGGAGATGCATCAACCTTCTATCTGGATACAGGATTGAAGCCGAGTGCATCGGGGATCAACTATGCTCAGAACAGTGCATCCTATGGTGTCTATATCCTTACCAGTAGAACAACCATGCAGAACTATTATGCCATCGGAGTTGGCCAAACTTACAATACATCAATGTTTGCATGCGTTAATCGTCTGTCCACTCCAAGTTTTGGTGCCGCTGTCAACGAATTTGCTACCACTTATGTAGCAAATGCCAATGCACAGGGTTTCTACGTTGCGACCAGAACTGGAGCATCGGCTACATCATTTTATAGAAATGGTAATACTACTCCCATTATAACTGGCAGTAATGCATCAGGTGGATTGGATAGCATCAGTTTCTTTGTTTTTGGCGGAAACAATGGATCAAATCCATTATTTGACCCAACCGCAGATCAGCAATCCGCCGCTTTCATTGGCGGTGCTTTGACGGCTACCGATCAACAAAACCTCTCCAATCGCATCAATACCTTTATGACTGCCTACGGGATCAATGTCTATTAGAGGCACGCAATGAGCAACATGTGGGGATCATGGACAGCCAGCAAGATCATCGCACCATCCGGTGCGGCGATGGCGGCGGTGTTGCCTACTGGAGTAGGTCCTGCCACGACATTCGATCCGGCTCATAATACGAATGCTATACTGAGCAACAGTAATCGGACCATTACAGCCGCTATTACCACAAACTTGGGCTGTTACTCAATTGCCAGAACTGTGCCAAATCAAAAGGTATATGTGGAAGCAACCATTAACTTGCTTACCTACAGTTGCAACATTGGCTTTGGTAGCGATAATACACTGGGATCGCGAAGTGACGGTAGTAGCGTGACTCCAACTCCCGGATTTGAGGCTATTCAAGCTGGATTTTTTTCTGATTTGGATAGTCCAGATCACGGAGTGTCTTGGTCTGCAACATCAGCGATATCAGGAAGCCAAATAGATGTTGCTCTGGATTTATCCATTAACAGAGTTTGGTACAGACTAAACAATAGCGCTTGGAATCCAGCCATGAGCGGGACGCAGGACCCGGCAACAGGCCAAGGCGGCTTAAGAGTTGTAATTAGCGTTGGGAACCCGCAATTACTTTACTTCTTTTGTGGCGAGGATGCTAACGCTGGAGAAGGGTGGACCGCAAGGTTCGCTGTTTCCGACTGGCTACACACTCCACCGGTTGGCTTTAGCCAGTTAAGCGCATGAGCACTGATCTCACGACGACATTCGGTCTTGTCGGCGATGGGGTGACCGACAACCACCCTATGTATATCAATATCCGGGCATTCTATGCTGGTGTTACGCAGCCTCCGTATCTTGATCTTATCTTAGATGCTGGCAGCTATCACTGTACAGCTTATGCATCATTTATAGATGACGGAACAACCCCCGGAATTCAGCTTGCCACCATTACATGTACTGGAGCCACCATGCTTCAGGCATGGATTGGCTCTGATGATTTCTGGAGCGATAATTTGCATAGCGCCAGAGTGAATTCAGTCAATGCTGGAGCATCTACGGTTATCCTTAAAAACTCCGCTTTGACTTCTATTTTCACTGTTGGTGCATGGTGCATGATGTCCTGCATAGATATGCAGGGATATGGATTCCCGGCAAATCCTTATATTTTTGAATATCTGCAGGTTCAGAGTGTCGGAGCCAACAGCGTTACATTCACAACATCACTTGTAAATTCTTACAAAGATACATATCCGGTGTTCTGGGCTGGTGATGGCAGCAATCAGGATCAGGGCGGCCCTGCAACGCTCTATGTAATGCATGTCAACTGGCCAGCCGATCTTACATGGAATAATCTGACGGTAGGAACTAGCGGGGGGACAAATCAATACTACGGTCCCGGTCGTAAAATAACACTCAATAACTGTACGTTTTATGAGGCTGGCTATATTCCGACAGGTACTCAGGCCGTATATTTCAATGGTGGCTCCATTGGAGAAGGTGAGATTGAAGTTGATAAATGTGTTTCTATTATTCAGGCAAATGGTACGGCTTTTCATCAGGTTTTGTATCAAAGCCCATTAGCGACTTCGACATATACAAATTGTAGCTTTAATGCTGGAATAAATGGTACAGGGAAAAATACCACATTCGACGGCTGCTCGATTGCTACCAGTATAAATATAGGACCAATTGCCTATGGTTATGCCGAAACATTGACGGTAAAGAACACCACCGTCGGCGGGCCTTTGGTCCTTGCATCTGGCGACAATGTCGATATATCGACAATATATACATGGATGGGCGGAGGGATCATAAGATACCTGAAATCAAACGGCCCAAGATCGATAGATACTCCCGGAGCTATTGTCTGGTTCAGCGGATCAAGAGAATGGGGAAGCCCATTCAAGATCATGGATTATACCGAGGACGGAACTTATGTCTATTATCATACAACACTGACTGTATGGCCGAATTGGAACTTCGGTATTTATGGTTCACAAACATTATATTTCCGCAGGGTCAACTGTAAGAAGCTTTATTTCAGCAACAATACTACATCTGATCTTGATATAATCGCTCTTGGTAGGACGCCAAAACCATGCGCGCTTTATGAGTATAATGATCGCATGATCACCGGAGCATGGAGTTCTGGGTTAAACATAAATTTGATAGGCGCTATCCAATATATCGTTGTCGATGTTCAAGTGCCTTATACGGGTACATCTAATCCAGCGACGGCTTATATTTTTAATGATTATACCGATTCAAATTTCCACCAACTCAGAGAAGGCGGGTCCATAACAATTGATTTCAGAACTGCGGGAAAAAGAACCATTGCGGTGGGAAGCGTTACTGGCTCAAGAGGGGTGGATAGTTTAGGTTCACCGCTAGGATATAGATGGAGTATTGGCCAGATAGGCCTTATCCCAAATTTCAATTCGACTTCGGAAGCTCCCGGTGTTCAGCCTACCGTATTCTTTCAGATATTGGCCGATCAGGGCATCGATACATTGGGGGTAACGCCTGCGGTTCCCAGCGGTACCGGTGGCATCTTTGGCATCAGCAATAATTCCAATATGATCATAAGAAGATGATCATTCTGCCTCACCGAGAACCAAGGATACTAATGCCGGTCCCGAGAAGTGATTGGCGTGAGCCATCCTGTGCTTTACAGAAAGATTGCTTCGGCAATCAGGACGCAACAATCTTTCAAATCTTCGCTTGGCACAGAGGCAGGAACGTCTGGAAAGGTACATTCGAAGATCGGGGAGACCTAGATGTCTTCCTGCATGCTTTGATCAATGGCTATCTCTGCTATGACCGGTATATCCAGCATCTTCCGACCCCTTGGTGGAGCGATGAATACGCTGACCTGCAGTACAGCTTCCTGACCACCAGCTTCATAACAACCACCAGTGCATCCAACCAGACTAACAACATCCCGACCGACTGGAATAATGCCAGCAACAACGTGGACGTGATTGCTTCCGGCGGCAGCGGTGCCAGTTCCCGGCACTCCAGCGGTGTTTTCAGCACCAGCGGCGGCGGTGGCGGGGCATGGTCCCAGCAGATCAACATTACCTTGACGGCTGGAGGTACGGCTACGTTCTTTCTGAACGTCGGTGCAACCGGTGTTGCAAGCGGTGCCAATATCTCAACAGCAGGCAATCTTGGGGCCGATGCTTGGTTCAATGGTGCCACTCTGGCTGCCTCGTCATCAGGGGCCAAAGGCGGCGGTGCCGGGGTAGCCGGAGCCAGTGCGGCAGCCGTTACCGGGGCCGCTGGCGGGGCTTTGGCGTCCGGCTTTGGAAGCAGCAAAAGTAGCGGCGGTGCTGCCGGAAACGTATCAAGTACGACTACCGCTGGGGCCACTGGTGGCGGTGGTGCTGGTGGCGGGAGCGGTAACGGTAACCCCGGGGCCAATGTCGTCAGTGGCGCTGGAGCCGGTGGTAGTGGGGATGCCGGATCAGGCGGTAGCGCTGGTGCGGCGGCTGGTGGTGCAGGCGGTATAGGCAATGAATATGGAGGCAACAATGGCTCCGGTGGAGGTGGTGGCGGAGCCGTAACTGCTGTAACCGGAGGGGTGGGTGGAAACTATGGTGGTGGCGGGGGAGGCACGGCTGTCAACTCTGCCGTTACCAGCGGTGCTGGAAAGCAAGGCTTGATTATCCGGCAATACACGCCGTTCCCGTTTCCATTACAGCCTTCGGTAATTATTCAGCATCCGCTATACGATACAGCTAAAACAGGCGTGGTAAGCTACTAAAATCGCGATGTGGTAGGCTCCAGAAATGGCCTACAACAATCTGTTCAAACTATTCCAGTATCAGGCTAAGACCGAGCCGGTAATGATGATCCCGGCTCCGACCCCGGTGGGTCCGGGTACCGGTATCGTTGTCCCAGTTCATATTGAAGGCCCACCCCCGGCATATCGCCGCTTTCAGTATCAGGCCCTAGCCCTTCCGATTGTCGTTGCCGCAGCAGCCGTCGTCAGTTCGGCAAGCTGGTATCAGGCATGGTCCGAGCCTATACGGGCCAAAGGACCGATTGCGGCTCTTCAGAAAGATTTACATCCCAGTTCCTTTGTTCCGCCTCCATCGGCTGCGGCTGTTTTTGTCGTTACCGGCAATTTTGACACCGTCGTCAGGCTTAAAACATTCCAGTACCAGAGCCAAGCCTTCGTTCCGGTTACCGCGCCTCCGGAAGTCATTACTGAGGACAAATGGCATCAGCCGCTGTCTGAGCCGGTGCGTCAGAAAGCCGGGCTTTCTGTTCAGCAGCAGAAAGACTTCTTTGGTGCCTTCCCAGTCACCGTTCCTGCACCGCAGATAAACTATGGTCCGCTATCGGAGCCGGTACGCCAGAGACCGGGTCTCCATGCTTCCCAGCAAAAGGAGTTCTTCTACGGAACACAAAGCCCGATAATTCCGTCCTTTGGCTATTACGGCGCCCTATCCGAGCCGGTACGTCAAAAGCCCGGAATTTCTGTACAGCAACAGAAAGAGTTCTTCTACGGCACATATCTGCCGATCATCCCGCTGACGGCGTTTTATAGCCCGCTATCGGAACCAACCAGAGCCAGAACTACTCCGGTGCAGGCGGCTTCCGGTGCATTCCAGACGCCATTCGTACCGGTAACCGTTCCGACAATCAGCTACCCGCCATGGTCTGACCCTGTCAGGTCAAGGGCAGCGGCATTTGTCGGACATATTGCGCTGGCGATGCCGGTTCTGGTGCCTGCCGCGCCAGCTCCGCAGATAAGTTACCCGCCGTGGTCCGAGCCGGTAAGGGCCAGACCAAGGACGGATGCCCCGGCTTCTGTTATTGCCCCGACGCAGCCTGCCCCGGTAACGCCTCCGGTCGTTATCGTTACCGGAAATACCGATACCGTTATCAGTCGGCAAACATTCCAGTATCAGGCTCAGGCATTTACGCCGGTTGTCGCACCGCCTTCTCAGGTTTTCTACGACTCGTGGGGCTATCCGTGGTCCGAGCCAGTCAGGACTAGACGAACTACAGACGCTCCGTCCATTGCCTTTAACCCATTCCCGTTGCCTACGGTTGTCCCTCCGCTTGGCTATTACAGTCCTCTATCTGAGCCGGTACGGCAGCGTCTCGGCCTTGCTACCCAGTATCACCCGCCATTCTTCTGGGGTACCGAGAAGCCGATTATCCCGACGCTATCGTTCTACAGCCCGCTCTCGGAGCCGATCAGGGCGGGACGGGCGATAGATACTCCGGTTGCGGCTTCTCCGTTCCCATTACCGACAATTGTTACGCCGTTTGGCTGGTTCTCACCGCTAGAAGGGCCTCGTCCATCCGGCTTTATGTCAATCGACATAACCTCGGAGTTCATCGCCCTAGAACGCGTAACTGAAGACCGCTGGCATCAACCTTGGTCCGAACCAGTCAGAACAAACTGGCTACGCACAGCCTTGCAACAAAGCTTGGCTTGGCCGGTCTTTATCCCGCCAATCGTTCCTCCGGAAGTCATTACCGAGGATAAATGGCACCAGTCGTGGTCCGAACCAGTAAGATTTAGGCAGTTATCGACTTCTCTCCAGCAGACGCTAGGATGGCCGGTATTCGTTCCGGCGCCGACGCCTCCGGTTGTTGCCCTCGTTACCGGCAACTTCGACACGGTTCTCTATCGGCAAGCCTTCCAGTATCAGGCGCAGGCCTTCACTCCGGTTGTAGCGCCTCCGCCGCCTGTCTTTTACGGTTCGTGGGGCTACCCGTGGTCTGAGCCGGTACGGCAGATACGCCTGCTTACAGCTTCTCAGCAAGCCGTATTCCTGCCGTCTACAACGCCAGTCGCGCCACCAGTTGTAATTGGTGTTCCAGTTATCTGGGACGGTCCACCGGCTTCATACCAGCGGTTCCAGTATCAGGCTTTGGCGTATGGCAGTCCGCCGATAGCGCCGACGATCTTCTACGGTAGCTGGGGTTATCCGTGGTCAGAGCCGATCATCAAGGTCAAGACAGGGCTAAGGACCGGAGCTAACCCATTCCTGTTTGCTCCAGATCGTCAGCCATATCCGCCTTACGGGTGGGGCTATCCGTGGTCTGAGCCTGTACGGCAGAAGCCGGGCCTGCTGGCTTCGCAGCAAGACTGGCAGGAGCATAAACCGATCCTGCCGCCGCCGATCTTCTATGGATCGTGGGGCTATCCGTGGTCAGAGCCGGTACGGTTCAAACCGGGATTGCGAGCGTGGTATCATCCCTATGAGTTCCGCGCTCCTGCCATCTACCAGTTCACCTATACGGCAAGGCTATATGCGGTAGAGACCGATCTGGATCGGTTTATCGGTACGCTCTATGCGTGGTACGCTCCGCTTCACTGCTATGTGGATATCATCGAGTTCTGGCCGCATCTGCCATATGGCAACGTGACTATTATCGAGAAGGAACAGCAGTCCGGAGTTAATACTGCCATTGCAGAGCCGGTAGGACAGAACCCGACTGGGATCATTTCGCCCAAGCCTGCCATGGGAGCAAGAGTAGGGATTATCGTGTCATAAGAGAGGTATTGAATGGCTGTAACTTGGAGCCCATCAGATAAGACTGCCGGTATCACGCTGTCAGGCGGCAATTTGACGGCAACGGATACGACTACGGGCAATCAGGCCGTTCGTTCGGTCACCTCAAATGGTGCCGGTAAAATCTATGTTGAGTGGACTGCCAATACATGGAATGGAATTTCTTCATATGTCGGCATCGCTACCGCAAGTGCTATCCTTAACAACATAGCCTTTGATCGGAACAACTCCTTTCTGATCCAGCGTGGAACTGGTGGATTTATCTGGTTTAACGGTTCCCAACCTTCAGGTTTACCAGCAGGTGGCGGGTTTGCCACCGGCAACATCGCCCGAATGGCTATCGACCTTGTTAACAAGACGGGATGGTTCACAACCGATGGGACCGGCGGCGGAAACTGGAACGGTAGCCCAACTGCTAATCCTGCCACCAATACAGGAGGTATCGATATATCGGCGCTTTTCCCAATTAACGCGGCACTTCTGGTTTTTGCTACCAATAATAATGGAGATGCAGTCACTATTAACTCGCCGCTTGTCTATGCGGCTCCATTCGGCTTTGGAACATGGGATGTTCCAATTACAACAACCGTCCAGTATGTTGCCTTCTCGGCCCCCAATGCGACAACGTGGAGAAAAATTGATGTAGTGGCCTATTAGTGATGCCGGGTTTACGGTACCGACAGCGGCATTTCCAAGGCACTGAAAAACTTGGTACAGTTAATTGATACCAAGGAGGCCGCTGGGATGACGACGAACGTCAAATATGGGAACTCCTGTCAGTTTGTGGCCGAATTTGTGGACGCAAACAATCAAATTACCATTCCCCTGTCTGCCACCCTGAACCTGAGCTACCCGACAGGCCTGACCTATACCTCCTGCAGCATCGGTATGACCCAAAGCCAGAGCTTCTTTACGGCTACGTGGCTATCCTGTGTCTCCGATTTGGGGGCAGCCTTCTGGAATATCACCAGTTTTGCCAGTACAGTTAACGTCCAAGGCGATCTCAGGATAATGGCGCCATGACCCAAGTAACCAGCGGTTCCTATAATTTTTCGCCTTCGTTAGGAGAAGTGGTCCTGACCGCCTTTTCCCGGATCGGCATACGTCGCACCGAGATACTGGAGACCCATCTGCAGGATGCGAAACAGGAAGCCAATCTTTTACTTGCAAAAATGTCAAATTTACAGCCGAACCTCTGGACGGTGGATCAGCAGGCCCTTCCGCTCTTACAGGGGGTGGCGACCTACACGGTGCCAGCCGAAACCGTGATGATCTTGGATGCCTTCGTTCGCTACGGCACCGGCAACTCCATTGATCGCACCATCTATCCTATCAGCCGGTCGGAATACGCCACCTATCCGAACAAGTTTATCCAAGCTTTCCCTACTGTTTTCTGGTTTGACCGGCTGATTTCACCCACCATTACGATTTGGCAAGTTCCGGATGCCAATGGACCATATACGTTATTCTATTATCGCGTCAGACAGATACAGGATGTTGATTTTACGAATGCGCAGGACATAGAAGTTCCATATCTCTGGCTGGATGCCTTTACGGCTGGATTGGCGTACCGACTATCCCGGATTTATACTCCACAGCTAGAACAGGTACGTAAAGCCGATGCCGAAGAAGCGTGGCAGACCGCCGCCACACAAAATGTCGAAAATGTCGATATGTATATATCTCCGGGTTTGACCTTTTACTTCAGGTGAAGCATGCGTCCACATGGCCGCGCTACAGTCGATAGGCTGCGTCCTAGAGCATGGGCAACGTGTGATAGATGCGGCTTCCTTTACAACCATGATATGCTAGCCTTCCAATATCAATGGACCGGTCCCCGTACTACCAACCAGAACCTCTTGGTTTGCGACCGGTGTATGGATACCCCACAGGAACAGTTACGTACCTTCCATCTTCCTGCCGATCCACAGCCAATAGAGCATCCCCGTGTCGAGCGATACAGGATTGACAACAATCCTATGTCTCCGATTGGTACTCCCTTCGGCACCATGACGCAGGCCGCCGGACTGAAGGCCATCATTGACAGCAATACCAACAAGCCATTTGCGTTCTGTGCCGCAACCTTTACCTCCACTACCAGCAATACGGTAGGGGTTAACTTCGGTAGCTCCAGAGACGCCATTGTGGCTTCCAGCTTTACGGCTACCGCTCCCAATAACGCGCCATTCCTTGGGTCCGGTACCACTACGTGGTCCTTTCAGGGATCACAGGCAGCCGCCGGGTTTACCACGATTGCCAGCGGCAATACGCTTGGGACCATTGGCGAAGTGCTCGCAGTTACGCTCAATCCGGTGACAAACTACCAGTATTATCAATTGGTCTTGGGCGGAGATAATGTTCATTCGGTGGCCGTAGCGCAGCTTACGATCAGTCAGGCGGGGTAGGACATGTTGAATTATCCAATCTTTGTCACGCAACTGGCAACACTGACAGCGGAGAGCACGTCTGACCCTAACTTTGTGTCAACGCTGCTTCCCGGCAGCATCGACTATGCCGAACAGCGCATTTATCGCGAGGGAGACTTTCTGGCAACCTACATCACTGACACTACCGGGACCGTAACTCCCAACCAGCGTACCTTCAGCTATCCGACAACTCTTGGAAGCTTTCTGGTCATTGACGAGATCAGCATCTACACGCCAGCAGGCACCACCTCAGCAAACGGGACCCGGGTTCCCCTGCAGGTAACTTCCAAGCAATTCGTGGATATCATGTATCCCACGAACAATAGTACAGCTTCCATCGGAGTTCCTAAGTTTTTTGCTCCGGTAAACAATACTTCCTGTCTATTGGGTCCAGTGCCGGATCAGGCCTACGGGGTAGAAGTTATCGGTACCCAGCGCCCGGCGCCGTTGTCAGCATCCAATTCATCTACCTTCCTGACACAAACCCTGCCGGATTTGTTTATGGCGGCAGCGATGATCTATGCATCCGGCTACATGAAAAATTTCGGTTCTCAAGCTGACAATGCCCAGATGGCCCAATCGTGGCAAGGGCAGTACGATAAGCTATTTGCTTCGGCTAGCACTGAGGAACTTCGCAAGAAGTATAGTGCTAAGGCTTGGCAGAACAAGGTTCCTGCCGTTGAACAGAGGGTCTGATGCCGCTTACGTCAGTAAACCTCCGCCCGGGGGTTAATACCATGGGAACCCTTTCGCAGAACGAGGCGGGAGTATCGGCTTCCCAGCTTGTCAGATACCAGCAGGGCATGATCCAGAAATATGGCGGCTGGCGGCAATACTATCCGGTCGCTATCGGCTCTACGATCAAGGAGCTATGGGGCTGGGAAGGCCTGACTGGTAAAAAATACCTCGGCATTGGGGCTACGCAATCTCTCAGCGTGGTCTTCTCCGGGGCCAATACTGTCATCACTCCGCAGACAGCTACCACCAATAACACTCCTAACTTTAGTATCTCTACGGCTACGCCCAATGTCACGACTATCGTGGACAATGGCACCAGTGCCAATACGTTGACTACGATCTTTTTCAATACGCCAGTTGCCATTGGAAATCTGTTATTCAGCGGAGCATACCCTGTTTACGCTGCATTGGGCGCCAACTCTTATCAGATTTTATCCAGCATCGCGGCTACAGCGACTATTACCGCTTCTGGAGTAGTTCCAGCTTTTACGGTTACCGGAGGCAGCCCTGCCATTCAGGTGGACCTGCCGAATAACAATTACCCCTTGGCTGCAACCGGTCTTTATCAGCAGTTCATCGCTCCAACCAATCTTGGTGGTCTTACCATCCAAGGTCCATATGCTGTTACATCAATTTTTGATAGTACTAGATTTTTTGTTAATTCACCGATAGCGGCATCCACCAGTGTTTCTGGCTATATGAATGGCGGCAATGCCCAGATTGTATATTACTATACGTCTGGTTCTCCCACCGCTCTCGGCTACGGTCTGGGATACTGGGGTGGCTCCACGGGTACCCCCGGACTATCCAGCAATTGGACGGGATACGGCACTGGCGGTACGTCGCCTGCTGGTGGTGGCACTCCCATTACAGCAACGGACTGGTCACTAGCTAACTGGGGCGAGGCCCTGCTGGGATGTCCCAGCAATGGACCGATTTACGTCTGGTCATCGAACATCGGATATTCAACAGCCACCGTTATTCCAACGGCACCATTTTTCAATGGCGGCATCTTCGTATCGCAACCGCAACAAATACTTGTGGCGTGGGGATCGGTGCAATCCACGGGAACACAAGACCCTCTGCTAGTAAGATGGTCCGATGCTTTGGATTATACGACTTGGACCCCAACATCGCAGAATTGGGCCGGGTCTTTCCACATACCTACGGGATCAGTTATTCGTGGCGGCATCCAGTCGGCAAATACAGGCATCATATGGACCGACATTGACTGCTACGTAATGCAGAACGTCGGTCAACCTATCGTCTTTGGTTTCCAGAAAGTAGGTGCTGGGTGTGGTCTGATCGGCATGCATGCGACGGGAATATTGAACGGTCTGGTCTACTGGATGGGGACCAGCAACTTCTTTGTGCTTGGCCCCAATGGCGTGATGCCAATTCCCTGCCCGGTATGGAATTATATCTTTGAAAATATCGACGTTAACAATATTGCCAAGGTTCGCTGCGCCGTCAACAATACCTTCAATGAAATCTCTTGGTTTTTTCCGGGCATCAATGGCCCCGGAGAGAATAATCTTTATGTCAAACTCAACGTTATAGAAAACCAATGGGACTATGGTGTACTGGGACGCTCAGCTTGGATTGATGTCACGGTTCTTGGCAACCCAATAGGCTCTGATCTTAATGGTGTTATTTGGCAGCATGAGCAGGGACATGATGCCGGGACAATAGCCATGGATAGTACGTTCCAGACTGGTTACTGGAATATCGCAGACGGTAATGAAATGTCATTCGTAGACTGGATCATTCCGGATATGACTTTTGCGCCCTATGGCGGCAGCAATCCGAAAGCAGTCCTGAATTTAACTTTCTATGCCACTGATTATCCCGGTGGCCCCGTGCGAACCTATGGACCATATTCTTACAATCAATCCACTCAGTACATCAATACTCGTATTCGCGGCAGATTAATGTCTATGAAGCTGGAAGGTATGGACCTTAATACCTTTTGGAGGATAGGCCGCATTCGTTATCGCTACGCACCGGATGGACGATACTGATGGCTGGCAGTCTAAGCGAAATCCAGAGTGTGATGCAGAATGGCGTTACTGCCATCAATAATCTGACGGCGGCGCTTAACGGTGTCTTTGCCGGGTCCGGACTAACAACGACCGGAGGCGGCGGAACGTCGGTTATGACGACCAGCAAAATGACGCCGCTTACGATGTACAGTACAAGCTTTATACCGATTGTAGCCGCCAGTAGCGCGAGATATGGAATTCTGTTTCATAACCCAAGTACAACCGATGTTTATATTTTCCAGAATGGGACAACTCCTGCACCGAACCCTAGTCTTATTGCCGGTACTTTTGTAATCCATCCGGGAGGTACACTGACATTTCCAAGTGCCTACTTCCCCAATATCAATGCCGGGTTTACCGGCTTTAGCGTTCTTGGTTCAAGCACGATACCATTCACTGTGATGGAATTCTTCTGATCATGGGCTTTGAACAAATCACAGGACCAAACTTTATCTGTCCTACGCCTCCAGCGGGCGATAGTTCCAACCGTGTTGCTGATACAGCCTTTGTTGCAGGCGCTATCGCTACTGCAATAGGTGGACTTACAGTAAAGTCAAAGATTTTTACCGGTGCCGGTACTTATACGCCATCGGCAGGCATGACTTATTGCATCATTGAATGCGTCGGTGGTGGTGGCGGCGGCGGTGCAGTTGCTGGCGCCACTAATTACATCTTTGGAGGTGGCGGTGGCGGTGGTGGTGGTTATGTTAGAGCGATTGTGAGCGCGGCACTGATTGGCGTTTCGCAATCGGTGACAGTTGGCGGAGCCGGTCTCGGTGGTACTGCCGGGGCGAACAGCGGCGGAAACGGTACTACCACTATTGTTGGCTCTATCTGCTCTGCTACTGGAGGAAGTGGAGGGTCGTATGCCGGGACTGCTCAGGTAGGTCATGGTGGCGCTGGTGGTGGCGCCTCTGGTGGCAATATTGTTATCAATGGAGGCCCCGGTGGCAGTGCATCATTTATAAACATAACAGGTACGGCCTTCTGCCCCGGCGGAGAAGGAGGTTCTTCCTATTTTGGCGGAGGTGGCCTCGGTGGATATAATGCTGCGGGATCAGTAGCCGGGATTTATGGCGCAGGAGGTGGCGGGGCAAGTTCAATCGGGGCCTCGAACTTCGCTGGAGGCAATGGCTCTGCCGGTGTGGTATTCATAACAGAGTTCTGTACGCAGTAGGAGTGGGACATGCCGATCAAGGGTCAAAGTCCTAAACAAATTGTTCATACAGAGATGCACAAGTTCAAGCATGGACAACTCCATAGCGGTTCCAAGCACGGGCCTCTGGTAAAGTCCAGAAAGCAGGCCATTGCCATTGCGCTATCCGAGAGCGGCCAATCCCGCAAGAAACGAGCCTATGGCGGTCCCGCCGATTTCGCCGGAATGTATTCCAGTCAATGGGGAAACCCTGCCAGCCTTCCCAAGCAGGACCGTACTACTCCACTACGGCGCTTTGCTGCGGGCGGGGGTGACGCCTCCGATTATGATCCGAGTATCGGAGGCAGCATCCCCAGAGCCATGCAAGGTGTCGATCCGAGGGGCGAGGACCCTACCCGCTCGCCGTATGATATCTCGGGGAGCACGTTTGACTCCCGCTGGCCTATCCAGCTTCGTATCGATCCCGAGAGCAAGCATGAGAACATGCGGGGACCGTTGCTACGGCGCGGGTTTGAGATGCGCCCGTCGCTCAATCCATTTATTGGTCGCTATCAGGACGGCGGAGCTACACAGGTAGGCCCAGACGAGATAGCCGCCCAAGACTTCGGTGACAGGTTCTACCCGGGATATGTAGCTACATTGCGGGGAAGCGAAGCCCCGGGACTGTTCAATGCCATGCATGCCAAGGCAAGACAGATGCGGCAAGATATGCCGCACCCTATACAGTATACGCGCCCAGAGCGTCCCCAGCCATATTTTCAGGGCGAGCCAAGACCAGACGATGAAATCGGAAAATTCATGGACCGGCGCGGATACCAAGAGGGCGGTGATGTTCCTCCGCTATCTGCAAATGCACAGGCTTGGCTTGATCAGCATGGCTCCAGAGAAGAAGCCATCAATGCCGGAATAGACAGGTTGAAGCAGGCCTATAGAACCGAGACTCCGTACTGGAGCAGGTTATTGACAGAGCTGCGCGGGCCACAAACAGGTGGCGCTGTCCCGCAACGGCTGATGCGGCCACCCAGAACTGACTTCAATTATCAGGAGGGAGGTGGAGTTGATGATCTTCCCGATGTAGGACCGCCAGCGATACCGAGCGGCGGTGAATTCAGTCCGGGTACCAAGTACGGCAGGGCCGCAGCCGACGTTGGTTCCCGCATGGGTTATGATATCGCGACCCTTGGAATGCCGCGCCGCTATGTAGGAAGCATGATAGAGGCGGCCAAGACCCAGCCCGGTTCTGAGGAAGCGCATCAAGCCTATGGCGATGTCGGTGCTGCAACCGGCGAGATGGGGCTGAGCATGGCTGGAGGCCGTGGAGGCCCAAGCAATACCTTCGGGGTCTTTGTCGGACCTTATGGTGCAGCGGCACTTAAGAACCGCGCCGAGGAAGGTATCATCAAGCCCCACCCAGTTGTAGCGAATGAGTTTTCCGCTGGTAAAACCGGCTTCATCAATGAACATACCCCAGTCAAGTTTGACGACAAGACCATGTCTGCCATTCAGGATATCCGCGATGATCAGGCTCATAGGGAATTGATGGCAAGGAAGTATGCAGGAGTATTCAGGGATCAGGATGTATTTCAAAAGAGCGGCTGGTCATTCTCGCAGAATGGCATGCCGATGAAGGAAATCGTAGATAGTGGCGCCAAGATCAAGAAAGTCCCGGGCACTAAGGATGAATACAGGCTGGACCACCCTGCAGGAGACTTTCACGCCATCTATGAAATGCCAAATTTCAAGCTTGATCCAAGTCTGGGCAAGGGGCGTGCCCGCATGAACCAGCTGACCAATCAGATTGTTATCGGTGACCCGAAGGATGTTCCATCAGCCCTGCATGAAGTGCAGCATGTCATCGGCAAATATGAAGGCCTTCCGAGAGGGGCTGGCCTCAAAGCTCCCAATGAGGATATTCTACAACGGGAGATGTTTGAAGGACAAAATCTACCGGAATACCAGAAGAGACTTATTCAGGAATACGATAAGCGTATGGCTAATCCAAAACCTACCTCGCCTGAAGTTTTGGAAAACCTAAAAAGTGGACGTGGTACCGCCCTAGCCATGGCCTATGCTCATGACCCCGGTGAAAATCTGGCTAATGCGGTCAGATACAGATATCAAAAACCGCTGCGTTATCTGCAACATCCAGAACAAAGTAATCTTGTGCCATATGCCTTGCAGGGCAAGGGGATTTGGGATGAAGGCTTCGATAAGCCATGGAATTGGCGGGGACCGGCTGCCGCCTATAAGAAGACCGGCGGCAGAACCAAGTTTGCCGATGGCGGCGCTCCGGGTTCCAGTAGCCAGCAGGCCGATCAATCTCCTTTCACCAACCAGCCATCAGGCCCCAGTGCTAGCAGCGTAAGACCAAACCCCAAGGCCAGCTATGATCCCAGAACCGGTAAGGTCAGTGGTTTTGCTTCTGGCGGTTTTCAGTCCTTTAATCCCATGAAGGCCATGAGTATTGGCCTGTCCCGTGATGCCTCCCGTGGTCTTCTCAAATCCGAAGTCCCGGGCCGCACCGACCATATCAATACCAACGTGCCGCAGGGCGCCTATATCATCCCGGCGGACGTTGTTTCCGGCATAGGCCAAGGCAATACCGATGCAGGTGGTGCTATCCTTGGCAAGCTGATGACCCGTGGCCCCTATAATATGAACCTACAACGTAGCAAGGCAGGTAGTCGTGCTGGACCTAGACATTCTTCCAAGGGATTTATCCCCAAGATGCCGTTCGCCGCTGGGGGGATGGCCAGACAGCCCGGAAAGCCCACCCCCATCGCAGCGGCGGGGGGTGAATTTGTTGTTGATCCCGCTCACGTGCGTAATCTGGGTCACGGCGATCTGGATTTGGGCCATAATATTCTGGATAAGTTTATAGAGTTGATGAGAGAAAAACATATTGCAACCTTAAAGAAACTACCACCACCAAAAGGAAGCAAGGATGCGAAAAAATGATCTATTGACTGCCGAAACCATCAGAACATCGGTTAGTTACGATCCTGAAACTGGTTTGTTTACAAGAGTATGGCGTAAACGATCAACGGGCCAACGTAAGATAATGGGCTGGGCAGATAAGCTTGGGTATATTCACATCCGGGTTAATAACCGGCTCCATCTGGCCCACCGCATGGCTTGGCTTTGGGTCTACGGCGAATGGCCAGCCAGCAATCTGGATCATATTAATGGCAATCCAAGCGACAACAGAATTTGTAATCTAAGACTTTGTAATCAATCTCAAAATATTGGAAATTCAAAAATACAACGTGTTAACTCTTCGATCAGAAAAGGCGTTTCTTGGGACAAGAACCGTAAGCTTTTTAGGTCCTATATCACGGTAAACAAAAAAGCTATTCATGTTGGTAGATTTTCTTCTCAAGAAGAAGCTATAGCGGCCCGGATCGCCGCCGAACGGTTCTATTTCGGGGAGTTTTGCCGGTGACACCGTCCATCGTCAGGATTGCCAAGCCTTATGACGCGCCAGAGGTGTGGCGATTATTTTTGCAATTACACCGCGAAAACGGCATTTTCTCTATTGCGCCTCAGAAGGTGACGACGCTGATGGATCGTGCCCTGCATCCGGAAGCCATCGCGCCAACCGATACGGGTTTAAGGGCACAGATCGGGGTAATCGGAAACCCGGGAAGGCTGGAAGCCGTGGTCTTCGTCTTGATATCAAGCTTCTGGTATTCCTCTGATCTGCATCTAGAAGAACTTCTGGTGTACGTAGACACGGAATACCGCAGGAGTAATCACTGCAAAGCCTGTGTGGACTGGATGAAAGGCTTGGCAGATGCTCTGGGGATACCGTTGCTTACCGGGATCATCTCCAAGGAGCGTACCGCTGCGAAGATCAGACTCTACGACCGGATGCTGCCACGGATCGGGGCTTTTTACTTTTATCCACAGGATGATGTAGAGTTAGTAAAGCCCAAGACGATTTTGAACGGGCCAAGAGACGGTCGGAAGGCAGCATGATTACAGGTTCTCTTGAAGCAGCCTGCTCCGCTGCACATGAATTACATGGCTCCTTTTACAACCCGAGGACAACCTAAGGATGGGTTCTAAGGGCACTACAACCCAAACCGGTCAACAGAGCTACGTCGCCAACCCGGCAGTTGCTCAGGCTGGACAGCAGGCTATTGGCATGGCTCAGCAGGCTACCAGCCAGCCATTCTCCCTGCCGGTACAGCAGTACGCTGGCTTTACCCCACAGCAGCAGATGGGTTTCGGGCAGACCGCGCAGTATGCACAGTCCGGTCAGCCCTATTTCGGCCTTGCTGGCAACTACATGGCCAATGCCGGGCAGCCGATCTCGCAAAACCAGATCAATCAATATCTAAATCCCTATGCCAGTAACGTCATGGCCAACCTGTCCGAACTGCAAGGACAGCAGATGGCTGATGTTACCGGCAAGCTGACCCAGACAGCCGGTGGCGTAGGTGCTGACCGTATCGCGGTAGGGCAGTCCGAACTGGCACGGCAGCAGAACCTAGCCCAAGGACAGACGCTGGCCGGTATCTACGGGCAGGCTTTAAGCGCAGCCCAACAGCAGCAGCAGGCACAACTCGCGGCGGGATATGGTCTCGGTAACCTAGGGGCTACGGCGCAAACGGCAGGGCTGCAGGGCGCGCAGGCCAATTACGGCATGGGCCTGCAGCAGCAGCAACTCGCCCAGAACCAGATGAATGCCCAGTATTCTAACATACTGGCTCAGTTGGCCTATCCCTATCAGAACACCCAGTTCTTGGCGGGCATTACCGGAGGCTTGGCCGGTGCCTTGGGCGGCACTACAGCCGGTGCCCAGTATACAACGCCGCCTCCACCTAATCCCTATTCGCAGATTGCGGGCCTCGGCATCGGCGCGGCTGGCTTGGCTGGTGCTTACAACTCATTCCAGACCCCCAGCGCTACCGGTGCTACTGGTGGCCGCGTTGGCTATCAGAGTGGTGGCAACGTAGATAGCGACAATAGCTCTGACTACAGCAATAACGTCCTGTCCAACATGGGAGATACAGGCACCCAGCCTACCCAGAAAGAAGGAGACGAAGAACAAAGAATGGGGGATTTGTCAGGGCAGACGACAAAATCTCCTATCCCGGGCCTGCAGGTTCAATCTCCCAACATGATGAAGGGAATGCAGTTTTCCAGTCCGCAGCAGCAGCAAGGGATCGGATTGGGAGATATCGCCAAGACCGCAGCCGCCATTCTGCCACTGTTTGCGCTTCAGACTGGAGGCCGCACCGGCTATGCTGATGGTGGTGGTGCCGGTGGCACTAATCCATTCGGTCCCGGCATGCCTTATGGAGCAGCCGCAGGATCACCATTCGGTGCCGGTACCTCGTTCATTCCTTCCATGCAGGTTGCTTCTCAAGCCAATCATCCCGCACTCAACTTTGGCAATCCAAATACCAAGCCACAGGGCATGAGCACAAAGGATCTGATGTCAGGCGTCCAGACCATTGGCAAGCTGTACAAGGACAACAGGCAGAAACAGGATGACTACGCACAGGATGCCCAGCAGGACGCCGAAGAGGGCGGAAGCGGTGCCGATTATGGATGGGCAGAGGGCGGCGATGCCTTGGGAGGAAGGATAGACCAAGCCTCTCCATATCAGGCTTTTCAGGAAGGCGGAGATGTCAGTGACTTCGGTTCTCGCTGGGATGCTGTCATCAAACCCGACGATCCTCGCCGGGCCTTAGGGCTTGGCTTGATGCGTCAAGGAGTTGGCTATCAGCTTGGCGATGCTCCGGGGCTGGTTTCTCAAAGGGCGTCTGACAGGGAAGCCATGGAGGATGCCAACCGGCAGAGAGGACTTAATCTACTTCGCCAAGGCCAGCCTGCCGGACCACAAGGCCCCCAACTGGTCTCATCCCAACTTGCTACCAAGTCTGATCCGACATTGGCGGCTCAGGTACCAAAAAGAATACCTGTAACCGGTGGGGTTGATTACGCTCAGCCACCGGCTTCGCCGCAGGGGCGTCAGGTTCCTCCTGCCCCGACACGGCCACCGGATGAGGACCAGCCATTCAAGCCAACGCCTGTTGACGTATCAAGGATAGAGCAATTCCATGGCGTGCCTTATCCAAACCTGAATTCGGAGCGCGACGTTAGCCGCAGGCTTGCCATGAACCCGTGGCTGGCGCTGGCCAATGCCGGGTTTGGCATGGCGGCAGGGACTTCACCCTATGCTCTTACCAATGTTGGTGCTGGCGCACAGCAGGGCATCAAGACTTTGCAGGAACAGCGCAAGGAACTGGCTACGGAGGAAGGCATCAACGCGCGGGCCAGACAGTTGGGTATGGATGCCGAGAAGCTAAGGCTGAACTATACCCAGATGACGCCGTATCAGCAGTCCCAGATTGATATCCAACGTCAGCAACTTGAACAGCAAGGTTGGCAGAAGTCTGAATTCTTGGATGGTACGATAGCCTATACCAAGCCCGGCAGCGAAGAAGGTATCAAGTTCTCCCCGGATGGCACGGTCACAAGGTTCAGGCCGGGAGAAAGCTTCCCGGGAACCGGAGCGCCACAGTCTCCACAGAGTGTACCCGGCCCTCCGAATGTTCCGACTGCATCCCCAACGGAACCGGCGCCAATGGGTGTTGAAGAACTCAGGTCCCATAACGAGGTAGCGCCGCGTCCTACGCCGATGCTTCCCAAGAGCCAACAAACCATCATCAATCATCAGACAGACCTGATAGACAAGGAGATTGCCAAGAAGGGATACAATCTTTCTGAACTGCAGAACAATTTGATGTCCATGAAGCAGGCTTATGCCACGTTGATGGCAGACCGCGACAAGGACGGCTTCCTTACCCAGCTACTGACCACTCCGGGAGCCGCCATGTTCAATGGTATGGGTCTTGGTAACCATCAAGATACGGTCGAGGGCAGGTTAGAGCGTGCCCGAGAAATCAATACGATAGCGGAGCAGGGTGGCAAGGCTCCGGTAATCAACCCGCGCAAGCTGGCGGCGGCAGAGGAAATGGCAAAGATACAAAAGCGTATGGGGGCTACCTTTGCCGGTCAGATCAGCGCCCGCCCAGCATTTCAAATGGAAAAGATTGGGATCAATGCTACTCCCGGTATGAGCAATAGTCCCGCCGGTTTCTTGGCTTTGATGCCATCCTTCGATGCTGCAAGAATGAACACTGAGGATCAAATCCAGCATTGGGCTAACTGGCAAGCCCATCCGGGCAATAGGTTATCTCCCAGCCAATGGCGGGCAGAGTTCATGAGAACTCATACCCCGGACTATTACTTTGTCAGGTCCACCTTGGAAAACATACCAAGTGCAAAGCTTCGGGATCATCTTCCACAGGCCATTGCGCTTTTACGTAAAGAACCAACGAGGGAGAACATTGAACAATTCAACAAGTTTTATCATGGTACTGCCAGCTACTTCCTGACTGGCAAGATGTCGCCGTATGAAGCAGGGACGCCATAATGGGTCTATGGGACGAACTCGGAGCACCAGATCAGGCGCCAGCGCCAGAGCAACCCAAGCCTGCAGCGCCGACTGCACCTATCTGGAAAAATTTAGAGAGCGAGGACCCAACCAAACAGGCACCACCTTCCCCTATCCACCCTGAAATGGGCTTGGGTGAGATGGGATGGCATGCGCTATGGAATACTCCGGGAAGTGCAGTCAAGTTTGCCAAGGATGTAGCGCATCCATTCATGCATCCTCAGGAATTTGCGGAGAATATGGGAAACCTTGGTTCCGGTGTTGCCCAGAAGCTTGGTCTCAAGGGTGGGCATGAAGACGAGAAATACGCAGATGCTGTATGGGGTGAACTTGTTCGCAAGTATGGCTCGGTAGATGCCATCAAGCAAAGCTTTGCCGAGGACCCCATTGGTACCTTGGCCGACTTCTCCCTTCCGCTAACCGGCGGCGGCGGTCTTGCCGCCCGCGCTCCGGGTATCCTTGGCACGACTGGCAGGGTTTTGCGCACGGCTGGAAGGACCATGGACCCGTTTGTATGGGGAGAGAAGGCGGCTGGCATAACCGGTAAGGCAGCGGCGGTAACGGCGGGCCTTGTTACCGGCTCCGGCATGAAGCCCTTCGAGGTGGCTACTCATGCTGGATACGAAGGTGGAGAGGCAGCCAGAAACTTCCGCGATGTTCAACTGGGGACAACTGAAGGTGAGCAGATTGTCCGTGGAGCAAGAGGCGCCGTTGATAATATTCTTGCAGCCCGGGATGCCAATTACGTCCGAGATATGGCGAACGTAAACCAGAGCACAACTATTTTGCCGTGGAGAGATATTGACAGGGCAGTAAGTGATACGCGCAAGATGGGCGCAGTAAAGGGCTATACATTCAGCCAAGATTTTCTCAAGTTCAAGCAGGACCTAGAGAATAAGCTTGGTGCATGGAAGCATACCCTGAACCCCGCCGATTACCATACGGCAGAGGGTTTTGATGCCATGAAGAAGGAGATGAACCGGCTTGCTGAAGCGTATCCAAAGGGCACTACGGAAAGAAAGATACTGGACAGATATGCCCAAACATTCAAGAACATCATCACAAAGGAAGTTCCTGAATATGCCGACGCAATGAATACTTACCATGAATTCAGTGACACCCTGCGGCAAATCCACAGTACGCTTTCTCTGCCGCGCGACGAACGAAAGCTGAATATTGATACGGCTTTGCGTAAACTCAACTCAATCATGCGCCGTAACGTCAACACCAACTACGGACAAAGAGAGAAGCTGGCGGATATCTTGCAGAGAAGCGGTGCCCCTTATCTGAAAGAGCAACTGGCCGGACTTTCGCTGTCTTCCCCAGAAGCCCATGGCTTGGCTCGCCTTATCCCCGCCATCATGGGTGCAGGACGTGGTCTTGGCACGGAAGCCGCCGCAATAGCAGCAAGTTCTCCGCGCTTGATGGGATCAGCAGCTTATAGGATCGGTCAGGCAGGCAAGGTAGCCGTTCCTGTGTATAAAGCGGCAAGACCGGTCTACTATGCCGATAAATATTCCCAGCCGCCGCGCCTCAACATTGACACCACCGGCTGGGGTCAAGCCAGCGGTGGCCGTATTGGCCGCGCTATGAGAGCAGCAAGGAGACACTGATGGTAGACCCAGTCACCCCAAACGTCGGCCTGTTCGTCCCTCTCAGGGGCACAGACCAAGGTACTTGGGATGTGCCGGTCAATACCAACTTTAATGAATTGGATTTTATGTTTGGCGGTGTCACGACCTACACGCCAACCAATACCAACATCATAATGGCAAGTACTGCGGCTCAAGCTGCGATCATACGCTTGACAGGAACGTTGACGGGACCGGTAGCCATTACCATGGCTAGTAGCTTCAACAAGTTCTGGACCGTTGATAATCAATTAACCAACGCTCCATCCAGTTACTACGTCATCTTTGTTTCAACCAGCGGGACACAGTGGATAGGCGCCCCTCCGGGTTGCCAAGATATCTATTATGATGGAACCAGTGTCAGGTATCGAAGCCTGCCGCATCCAATAGGAGAGTTCTGGGATTATGCCGATGTAGTGGTTCCAAGTTGGGTATCACAGAGTACAGTCCCTCCATATCTTTATTGTAACGGCGGTACCTTTAACGCTACTACTTATCCAGTTCTAGCTGGTGCTCTCTACGGCAATACCTTGCCGGATACGCGAGGCCGTTACCGTGCTGCATGGAATGACGGCACAGGACGCATTACGGCAGCGGGCGGTGGCGTTAATGGTGACCTTCCACGCTCCTTTGGTGGCGCACAGAACTTTACTATTGCCAATTCCAATCTGCCTGCAGCTATTCCGTACAACGATACCGGTCATTCCCATACCGTCAACAACGTAATTAACAGCAATGCCGGAGTCACCACCAATATCTCTATAAGTGGTGTTAGCTTCTTTGATTCCAACGTAAATACCACGACTGTAGGAGTAGGGATTACCATCAACTCCGGCTCACCCAACTCGCCTATCTCTGAATTGCCGCCGACCTACATGGGCGGAATTACTATGATAAGGGCTGGTGGTTAATGAGATGGCTCATACCATTGATAGCAATCCTCTGTGCTACCAATGCGCAGGCTCACGATTTCTATGACAAAGACTGCTGCGACTGGCGCCACTGCCACCCGGTGCCTGACGGCATGGTAACCGAAAACCAGAGGTTTCTATTTGTACAAGGCTATACGCCTGTTCCGAAGGTCTCTCCCAAGGCTAGAATATCGGAAGACCAGCGGGACCATATCTGCACCAGCGATGATGGCTCGATACTGTATTGTGTCTATCGCGCCCATCGTTCCTTTTAAGGGAGGACTGCCATGATTACGGCACTTGTCTACCTTGTCATATATCTGATTGTCATAGGTCTGGTCATGTGGCTGTTGAACTACCTGATCGATGCCATTCCGATACCGGAGCCGTTCAATCGGATAGGAAAGATAGTGATCTTGGTAATCGGCATACTTGTGGTTATAGTTCTGTTGCTTCAGCTTGTGGGTGGTGCAGGGACACTGCACCTGAATTTCCCGAGGTGATGTGTCATGCGCATCGTGATTTCGTCTGGGCACGCCCTCCATGTTCGTGGTGCTTCCGGTGTGCTTGACGAGGTAGACGAAGCCCGCAAGGTCGTGGAGCGTACTGCCGATTATTTGAGGCTCAAGAGCCATACCGTAACGACGTTCCATGATAACACTTCGACCACGCAGGACCAGAACCTCAAGACCATTGTAGATTTCCACAATGACCAAGACCGCGATCTGGATGTGAGTGTTCACTTCAATGCCTATCAGCCTACCTCCGATCCAATGGGGACGGAGGTGCTTTACACCACGCAGGAAGAACTGGCCGACAAGGTCTCCATGGCTATCTCCAAATCCGGAGAGCTTATCAACAGGGGAGCCAAGCACCGGTCTGATCTCTACTTTCTCAACAAGACGGAAAAACCGGCGATCTTGATTGAAACCTGCTTCGTTGACAGCTCTGCCGATGCCCAGAATTATCACGCAAGATTTGATCCGATATGCATGGCGATTGCTTCCGTTGGCGAGCAGGATATTCCGGACAAGGAGCCGGAAAGAGACAAGGAAGGGATGGTCTCGTTTGAAGGGGCCTGTTCATGGTTCGGAGGGCCAAACGATACCGGTGTATCTCCGTCAGAAGGACTGGCTTTCATCTATGAGATCGATGAAGCTCCGCATCTCTTCCTTGACCAGCAGCCTTCAGGCACGACTGGACTGGCCCGCAGGCTTGACCCTGACGTTTTCTACGTAGCGTGTAGATGGAATTATGATGTAACCCCCAAGGATATGCTGTCCGACCACAATCTTGTTGCGGTGGTGCATTCACCCAAAACCGGTCTGAAGTTTCCGGCTTGGCCTGCCGACTGGGGACCACACGAGGACACAGACCGGGCCGCAGACATCTCTCCCGGCTTGATGAAAGCCTTGGGCATTGATACCGATGACGAGGTAGTCGTCACCTATCCTTTCCAAATTCCAAAGCCAGCGCCGGAAACTAAGCCGGAACCGGTGGCGGAAACACCCCCACCCCCTCCAGCAAAAAAACCATCGAAACCCAAAAAGTCCAAAAAGACCAAGAAATGAAGAAGTCCAAGGGTCAGGTAAATTACTCCAAGGGAATGAAGAAAACTCATTGCGGCAATTGCAGGTATTTCCATGCCAAGCAGCGCATCTGCGATCTGGTTGCTGGCAAGATCGAAGCCAATATGTGGTGCAAGTTGTGGCGGGGTAAGGAGAAATGACCCTAGCGGAGTTATTTGCGCTTAGCTTGATCGCACTTCATGGCCCCGGCGGTCATGAGATTGACATCAACCCTAATGAAGTAAGTTCAATCCGCGACACTTCTATCGTTACCGAAGGTCATTTCAGCAAAGATATCAAGTGCCTTCTGTTCATGACCAATGGAAAGGTTATCGGCGTTACCGAGTCCTGCAAAGAGGTACTTCGGTTGATAGAGGAAAAACATTAGGGGCCGCCTAAAGGCGGCCCCATGATTGCTTAATTACCTCTTGGAAGGTGTTGGTATCGGTTGATCACCAACCGGAACAATCACGACTCCCCACCCCGTTGCCGGGGTCCAGAATGCCTTGGCCTGCCAATTGTCAATCGGCTTGGGCGGCTCGGTACCTGCAGGCGGCAATGGATGCCCCGCTACCGGCGGATATCCTGATCCGGGAGGAAGTTCGATACCGGGCGGTCCCCAGATCGGGAATGTTGGCGTTCCCGGAGGCCCCCCTTCCACCGGCGGCGGATCGGGCGGCAGCACAATCGGATGCGCAGGATGCCCCGGAGATGGCCAAATTACCGGAGGCTCGCCGCCACCGCCACCTTCTTCCGGTGGCACAATCGGACCACCACCTACACTAAGCCCTATAATCGAGGCTTTGCCCATCAGCACCACGGACTGCTGTGTTCGGGCGGTCTTGTCATATAATACGCCACTGATCTGGATCGGTACTTCAGCCATTAAACTTCTCCCAAGCTGGCTTTGAGGAAAGGATGATTGAAAGGAAATTTTGATCGCATCTCTCTATAACCCATTTCATATCTTCTCAGCAAGTTTGATGCGGAAGCCGGATACCTTGAACGGCTCAGAACCCAGCGCCAGAGCCTTGGACCCGCAGGTATCCTTTCTGATGACCGATCCTTCCGCCGACCGGCCTGAAAGACCAAGGCCCGGCAACTATTTATCTCTTGACTACCGTACCGTCGATTTTCCGCTTCCATCCGGAAGCCCTTGATCCCGGCATCGGTCTTGATTTTTTGAGCGTGACACCAAGCTCTTTTGCTGTCTTTCTGTAAATTCGCGCTTTTTCTTCGACATCTGCCGCTGTCTTACTCTTGTCGCATGACTCGTGTATCGGCCCAAGGTTACTCTCCCGGTTCTGACCACCGTTGATGATGGCAGTCCTATGGTCGCATATCCAGCGCTTGCCGCCGATCTTGGTACCACACTCGCAGCAGATGCCGCCGAATTTAAGAAATACCCTGATCTTGACGCGAGGCGGTACCGGGGTGTCGTCGGTCTTGCCACGCCATTCAGGCAGGGTTCTCACTTCTTGGAGGCCCAGAACTTGGAACGCTTGGTATAGTGTCGTTTTCCGGTTTTGTGGGAGCCGTTCGGCTTTACCGGGGAAGTGGTAAGCTTTTTCGGTTTTCCCGGCTTTCTGCCACGACGGCGCTTTTTTGGCAGCGACCTTTCCAGACTACCCGGGATATCACCTACCCAATCAAGGGTAACCGATCTGTTTAACAAGGCTGAAAGTATGGCTTCGGCTGCACTTACTGGCAATGTTATCATAATCTTCTCTCGCTTCTGGCGGTCGCTTCCGCCGATTGATTTTCCGAAAATCTCATACGAATGTAATCCATCTGCACCTTGAGTAAATTGGCTTGTCGCCGTAGATCAACCATCTTGGTAACAAACACCTTGTAGTCCGGACTGGACTTGGCCGCCATCTCTGCCTTGTTATAAGGCATCGCAATATCATGACTTATAGTCTTGGCAATGATTTCAGACAATACCGCAGTACGAGTTTCTTCCATGAGCGAGGCGGCATGATCCGCCTCGATCCACTTTTTGGCTATTATCCTGAATTGCTCCGAAATCGGCCTGTCATCAGAAGTTCGAAAAGTCATCTGGATCATCATTCCGGGTAATCGCCGGTTTTCTGTCAAAGGGTGACCGCATTCTTGAAGACGCCGCCTGCTTCTTCTTGTCCTCTGAGACTTGCAGGTAATTCTGGCCCTTGGCCGAAGTCTTGGGCCAAAGGGCTATGTTGGTCTTGACCCCGTCAATTTCTACAAAGCCGGTGAATGCCGGTCCCGTGTCGCCTTCGGTTTCAAAGAAGGCACCTTTGATGCGATAATCATTCATCAACGTCTCTCCTATTGGCTGCTTCCAAGTCCTTCTTGATCTGCATCATGGCGACCATCATGTTTGCAAACAGTTTCGAGGCATGAATTTCCATGTTCTTGATGGCCATGGAATTGGCTCTTTCCAGTGTTACTAAATCTTTGTAGTCAGTCAGCTTGCGAGCTGTAGCTACATAGCTCTGGCCGAATTTGAGCCAGTCGTGGGCCTTCTTTTCATCCGGTTCCTCAGGATTGAAAGGAACCTCTATCCTGCCGATCTTGGCAACACCGTTGCCGTTTGGTTTGTCTTCCGGCGTCTTGATAGGATTTGGCGCAACCGGCTTGGCCTTGTCAGCCACGGCGGTTACCTCATTACCATCGGCAGCATTGCCGTCGTCATCTTCATCTGCGGCAATCCCAACCATTGCAGACAGTGTATATCTCTTCATATACGTCAAGGCTGAACCAAACTGCTGGTTCGAATGTCCTTCCGCAATGATTGGAACCTCGCAGGCGATGTACTGACCAGAGCTATGCATCAGATAGGTAGTAAGCTTGTAGAAACCACCGTCCTTTTCATGCGATACCAGTTGAAGTCGGGCAATACCGTTCTCCGATAGTGGTTTCTGAACGGCGTCGATAATATCCGACAACGTCGCATACTTGAAAGAGTATCCCGGACCACCAGTACGGGGGACTACTTTGACAGTCCGGGATCGCGGGGGAGCAACAATAGCTCCCTGCGCCTTGGCCAAAGCCGTGGCCAATAGGTCAATTTTTTGACTTTGAAACTGGTTCATCGGTAACGGAGCATAGCCTTGGATCGGTAATATGCTCTCATATTCTTCATTCTGTGACATATCCTGCATCTTCTGTGTCCATCGCTTGATTGAATAAAAACATTGCTAGGATTAGTGCCTATTCCTTTTTACCATCCGCCGCCCTTACTGAAAGTCTCAAGGCCCTATCACGCTTTATTTGTACACCATACCCAATACAAGACCGAGCATCATGTGGCACCAATTCCTTCAATTCAGTTTCGGCATTCTTGAACAACTTTGCGGCGTCTTTGTGTTGCAGCCAGTCTTTTGCATAGGCTGCCCAGTAATTATTTCCGTGCATATCGTAATCCACCAGAGCGCTGGGTTTCTGGTAATCCACGGGATCAAGTTCCACCGGCGGGACCATTGCCCATACGCACTCCATAAATCTTTGGGCGCGGGCTATTAGCTCTCTGCCGTAATCGGCATCATATTCCACGATTTCTACAAAGGGCTGACGAGCACCCTGTATCACACTAAAAACACATTTCTTGGTGCTGGTGCATCCCATCTGCCAGTGCATTTGCGGCATATATCTGCCAAGCACGGTTTCGTACTTCTCAAACCCGGAAACGTGCTTGGCCTCTATCGGTGCCGGAAGAGATACATCAAAGCCATCAAGGGTAGCAGCAGCCCAAGCGAAATCGGGATGAACCACCACTTCTCCCCGACGAGATACAGGGTTATGCAGCCGCTCATACCAATCCAAACTAAGCCGCTCCGTAGCATTACCCAACTGAACGGCCCATACTTCATCGAGATTAGGTTCCTCATATTGTGGGTCTCCAATCATTTGCCGCCACAATTCGTGAATTCGTTCCTTATTGCCATCCATCAGGCAGGCAACTTTGGATGCGGTAAGTTTACCGCTTCTTAATAATTTTTGTTTTTCTGTAAGCATTTTAAAATCCTTGCCGTGCTATGCTTTGCCTCGCATTGCCCCGCCAAGCCCGGCCGAGCCGAGAGTAAATTAAAAAAGGTCTTTCTGATCTGCGTATCCCTTTGATGCTCGCTCGACGCAATAATGATGTGCCCAGCGATCTTGCCTTTCTGCTAAAGAAATGCCGTGGCCACCGCCACCGCTTCGATGCCTGACCCACCCGCAAGTCCACTGATGGACACCGTCCTGCCGGTTATCCAGATCATGGCCGCAGAACTCGCATTGCCTCCGAAATCGTTCCGGTATCATTTACGCTTCAATCTCAGTTTTTCATCGCGGATTTTATAATTGTACTTGCTGCGAAGCACCTCGGAGATGCCATCAACCACCGTCACTATGTTCTGTTCCGAATATAGCCGTCCGGCCGCCAGCAGCTTGTTCGGCGTGAAAGCTTTCGCAATCACTTCGGCTAGCCGCTTGTTGTCAAGGTACGGATGAAACTCGTTGATAAACACGGAGTATCCCTTGATGATATCGCCGCCGAATGCAGCGGGATCACCGGCCCACGTCTTGTCAAGCATTACAAGGATGTTTTTCAACATTGTGACACCGAACTTGTTATGAACCCAAATCAGCGAGGATACCGCGCCGATAGTATGATCGCTTTTGTAACCCGAGATATGATATCCAAGCTTTTTGACGAGAGTGTTGATTTCGGTTTGCGGTTCGCGACCGGCAGTAACGCTGACTTCGAAGCGCTGTATCGGCCTGATGGCCTTGCGCCCGGAATTGATGCCAAGCCAGATTTCGGCGGCACGGGCGGGGTCATCGGCATTAACCATGCGGCACGCCAACTGCTCATTTTCGCCGAAGGCGATTTTTGCCGCCGCAACGCGATGCTGGCCTTCAACGATATGATAGAAGCCGACACCATTGGGCTTGGTAATAACCGGCATGTCAAATTTGTCAGGATCGAATTCAGCGGCAATCTGCTTGGCCCACCTTTCGTTATAGGGCCGCTGTGCCTGTGCCCACATGACCGACAGGTTCTTGATGGCGACGTGGATGGTTTCCGTTTTGGTGCTCTTAGTCATTGTTTCCCTCTACCAATTGGATTTGCAGATCGCTCAGAGCGGAAATCGCCGCCGCAACCTGTGCAATCATCTGATTTCTATCTTTCCTTGAAGCTATTCTCACTTCGCGGTCACGCAAGTTTTCACAGGCCTGACAGGCCATGAACACAGCGTGATTGCTTGCAATTTCACCAGCCTTGGAGGCTTGCGCCAGTCTCTTGTTGGTCAATCCCGGAATTGATTTGATCAGAGCATGCGCCGCTTCGAAATTGTCGGTTGGCATTCGATCAGCGACAATTGACGACAGGAATTGTTGAGCACGGTCCTTGGCTTCATCGGAAGCTATCGGGCTATGTACCAATTGTATCAGGCGGGACTTGACATCCATCTTCCATGAATTGGGAGTAACGTCACGCCAGCCTTTTCTGCTTCCGGTATGTCTAGAATCCGGCCTATGCCGAGAACCTAGCCTTTGGAAAGGTTGATCGTCCATGAATTTTCCCTCTCTCTATCTCTCTATCGAGTATTATAGCAGACCCCGAAATTAATCGGGGCCTGCGTTAGTGTAAAGATTAGGGAGTGACGTTGGTAAATCCACCGCCAACACCGGCACCGAGGTTGCCCGCACCGGCCCCAGCGATAAATGATCCGCCAAGACCAGCAAGACCGCCAGCGCCTGCAGCAGACAATCCATTGGATTGTCCAATACCTGCACTAATGCCTCCCAATGGGGTAGCCACACCAATGCCTGCCCCAACACTGGTATTAACCGCTGCACCACCAGCAGCCGCACCAGCGAGACCATGAGTAGTCGCGCCGGAAAGCGTACCGGCTACGCCGCCTGCCGCCCCGCCGCCGATGGCGAGGGTAGAACCCGCATGGCTCTGGGTCGCGAGCGCAACCGAAGCCAACAGGGAAGCAATAAAGAGTTTCTTCATATTTGTACTCTCCTGAGAACGGGATGTTCTCACTGCCTCAAGGCGGGTAGGTGTTGCCACCGCCCGCCATGAGGTTATGGTAAATACGATCAGCGGACCCAACGCCTGCAATGTTTATGAGCGCTATCATAGTCATTGCAGATTTGTGCCTTGTTGGTGGCACCATTGGTCAGCCAGACTTGGCCGGGCAACAGGCTTCCGCCATATCCAACAGTCTGCACCGCTGGTGCGTAGGCTGGGGAATATGCCGGGGCATAAGACGGTCGCGGTAGATACCGGCCACAAACATCCGGCATCGCATTTGCCATATCAGGATTTATACATAGCCGCGAGACAGCCGCCTTTCTGAGGCCGAAACTCCACAGAGTTCGAGCATCAAGACGGGCGGTACAAGATGGATCAGGAGTAGTACCACCAAACGAGATACCGGTCCCGAGCCAGCTTCCGCCACCGGAAATCGAACCAAGACAGGTTTCGATACCAGCGGCGGCCAGACCGGGAGCAAAAACGGTCGGGACAGTTGTAATTTTCTGATTAGCTGGAACGGAACTGATGACGTTAGTATTCGTGGTGTTGCTTGGAGCGATAGAGTTACCATTGATATTGGCGTTGGAACTGGCGTTTCCGCCTTGGCCACCGACGCCGACACCAACGCCGCCGCCGATTGCTACAGAGCTAGAGCCAGAGACGGCAGTTGACGATGACTTTGCAACGCCGATGCCAACCGCAGTATTTTGGTCGATAGCCAATGCCGGAGTAACTCCCAGCAGGCAAGCGACAGCAGTAGATGCAAGAAAGTTCTTCATGTTTGGAAATTCCCTCTTTGGGTTGGATCAGTGTCGCAACACTAAACCCGGTTTGGGAAACAGTCAAGAGACAATTTGGGTTGACCTGAAACTTTTTTTATGCGACACTTTTATGGCTAACAAAGGTGGTCAAAATGAGGCTTCAGGATTGGATGGAGAAAACAAATACCGACATTATAGAAACAGCAAAGATGTTCGACGTTTCTGTGTACGCTGTCAAGAAATGGTTGCGCGGAGAGCGAATTCCCCGTGATGACATGAAGAAAAAGATCAAGAAGCTTACCAAGGGATTGGTAGATGGAAATGACTGGATAGATGGAATTAAATAATGGAATGGACGGCAGAACAAACCACAATTCTTTGCCGCGAATGGGCGAAGAACCAGACTGCAAGTGAAATTGCCAAGCTTGTTGGTAAGTCCCGTAATGCCGTGATCGGCAAAGCGCACAGACTTTGCTTGACGCCAAAGGATGTAATTTCAGGCAAGGTATCGCCGCTGCTTCTTCCGGCGATAGAGGAAAGAAAAAGGAAGAAGAAAGTCACGGAGTCTTTGCCGCCAAAGCCGATTGCTGAGAGCAAGCCCATCAACCGGAAAAAGCCGATTGGAATGCTGGAACTCAATGTGGATACCTGCCGAGCACCGGTAGGCTATGACCGCAAGGGAATGGTAACCTATTGCGGGTGCAAGACGCAATTCGGCAAGTCGTTCTGCCCGACGCACTGCCGGATATTCTACATAAAAAGGGTAGCCTAGTACTTTTTATTTAAAAGAGGGAATATCACTATGAAACTAAAAACCGCCGCGTCTGCGGCGTTGATAGCCGTGCTGTCAACTCCCGCATATTCACTACCGCATCGCTCGATCCAGCAGGTTCAACCTAGGACTATCCAGCAAGGCCAGTATCAGTACCGGCTTCGGCAGCAGGTGCCGAGGGTACAGCCAAGGCTGCAGAACAATACCAGCAGGATCAGGGACGAGGTTGTCATGCTTCCCCATCCGGAGGGATGCCCGAAAACCGCTTTCTGCGGTTGCGGTGCAGCAAAGGATCTGGGGATCGAGGATGACTCGCTCTGGTCCGCTGCAGCTTGGCTTAAATTTCCAAGATCGAGCCCAGCGCCAAACACGGCTGCTGTTGCAGCGCACCATGTTTTTGTCTTAAAGCGGGACATGGGCAATGGAAACTGGCTGGTTGCCGACTACAATTCCGGTGGACACCTGTCCCGACTGCATGTTCGCGGTCTGTCCGGGTTTACCATTGTCAATCCTCTGCCTAGACTGAAAAGCTGGTGGAGAAGCTTTACGGCGTAAGGCAGGCAAAAAGATGCCGCTGGGAAAGAGGGAACAAACCCAGCGGCAGTATTCCAACCCATGAGCAGGGCTGTTGGTCGCTCTGACAATACGCGCCTATCTGGAAAGTTCAAGTCCATAAGGGAGATACCGGTTATGACAAGCGTTACCGAGCATAATTTTGAACAGGCAGATGACCGAAACCTGATGCTGGATTTACTGCAGAGCCTGAACGGTGCCAAGACCGCGCTTCGTCGCGACGAATGCGGCGACTGGACTATTTTCGGAAAACATGGGCATATTCAAACAGATGGAAGTGATTTTTATATCTATCTGACTTGCCGCACTCCGGGAATGTGGGAAAACAGAAAACGGAAACTGCCCCTCAAGGTTACCCAAGACGGAGACAATGAAGGTATTTTTTTACTGCCGGATTTTCCAACCAAGGAATTGGCTGCCACGATCAGGCGTCTTGTCGGCTTCCGACAGACAAGGTCCGCTCCGCTTGGAGTGAGATTTTCACGCGGATAGACGGTGTTTAAGCGTACTTCTATTCGTTTTCCGTAGGGGGCCGCTACCCCCCTACACACCCCCGGCTAAAATCGCAAAAAATGACCGGTTACGTGTGCTACGCCTGTTTGGTCGCTTTGGTCGCATTACAACCTCTCATCTCAAACTTTGTAAAAAGATTGGATTGCGGACGGTGCGGACGGTACTGACGATGAAAATCACCGTTAATCTGCCACCGCCGATAAGCGTCAACCAAATCTGGCGCCAGAAACGCGGCGGCGCCTACATCTCCAAGCCCTACCAGAACTGGATACAGCAAGCCGGGCTGGAATGGCTTACCCAGAAGAAGGGGCAACCAAGGAAGATCGAGGGCAACTTTAAAGCTGTTCTAATCCTTGCCAAGCGGAAATCCGGAAAGGGTGATCTCGACAACTTCATAAAATGCGTGCTGGATTTTGCCGTAAATCATCAACTGGTTAGCGATGATTGCTATTGCCAAGCGCTTTATGTGCGCTGGGGAACCGAGCAAGAGGCGCCTATGGGTTGTAGGTTGACCCTGAAATCGGCCTAGATGTATGACTTGACGGTTTTGTGAAATAGGCTGAAAGTAAATCCCGGTAGCAGAGGGAAAATCTGCCACCGGGACCGGTTCCCTCTCCGGAACCTCATCATAACGCTGGAGTCACAGCGCCATGGAATTCAATGACAAGAAATTAGCCAATAACGTTGACGAATTCAAGACTAAATTATTAGAAATTGGTCTAAATCCCACCCAGATAGCCGCAATCCTCGATCTTGTCGCCGAACAAACGTTCCCGGCAAACGAAAAGCTTTTGGCCAGACAGGCCACTGATCGCGCTCGACAAAGAAGACATAGGAAAAACAAGAAGTTAAGCAGAAAAGTCTTCCTCTCACCTTCCACGGACAAAATCCAATGATTGATCATAGCGTTATGCAGCAGCTTTTTGCGCTGAATTTGTCCCCTGAGCAGATGCAGGGGGTGATAGCCATAATTGCTAGGCAGGGGGAAAAGGAATTAGCGCGTCTTGCCCGTAAGCGAGAAGTAATGAGGAAATGTCGTGCCCGTGGTACCACTGTGGCACCACAGGAAAAACCTGAACAAAATCAACAATCGTGTGGTACCACTGTGGTACCACAGCCCTCTCTCTTTCTTTCTTTACCTATGTCTAAGATTGCGAGAAACGTGCCAGTTCCAGAAGGCTGGAAACCAAATTCCGGACATTACGAATACGGTGCCAAACTTGGCTTCAATCCTGAACAGGTTGATGACGTTGCCGAGGACGTTCGGTTATGGGGAGCCAGTAGCAATAAGGAAAGAACCCTTAGAGGTTGGGATGCTACCTTGAGACAGTTTTTGAAACGAAACGCCAAAGAAAAGTCCAAATCCATTGTTAGTCATCGCTCATCCAACTTACAGAGTATATTCTAATGCACGGTATTACGATGCCGCCGAGGCCAAATGGCTACTTTGATTTTGGCGATATCCCGCAACGTGGTTCCATTGCCAAGATAGCTTATGGTTCCGGATATCCGGAGCTGGACGATATCTTCAAGTTTTACCCGGAGCAGCTTGTGCTGG